GTTTAAGTATTCCACTATTAACTGCATCAATTAAATTTGGTCGTTTACAATCCAATATAGCAATTGCACGTTCAACAGAACGAAAACCAATATTGAATATTTCAGCCGCAGCCTTATCAGATTTTTGTTTTTTAAGATATTTACTATCGACTCGTGATAATCTAGCTGCGGACATTGCGCGTCCAGTTTCATCTAAATGCCGACGATGTACATTATGCGAAATAACTAAATCTAACGCTTCTTCATCATTACCTTTAAAATCTTCATAATTCAATTCAATTTCAGGATGACTCAAATATACACGATAACGATTCCTACCTTCCAATATTTGTTGTTGATAAATAACAATTGGTATTCGCATACCATGTTGTAAAATATCATTTGCTAACTGTTGAAATTCTTCACTATCTGCTGATAGTAATGGAAACACTTCAGCGTATTCATGAAATTCATAAGTATCTTTCTGATCTTTCCATGCATCCCATTTAGGATCATACACTAACACGTTATTCTCCCTTTCCCAAGAGTCGCGCCAGAAGCCTATACGAAAGGCTCCTGGCGCGTCAAGCTGAATCGTGCTGTTAGTATAATTCTAAACTTTTCCGCCAATTGGCGGAAAAGTTTAGCAAACCACTAACAACACATTCCCCACATTACAGATTCCCCGGACCTACCCCTCCATCCCGGATTCGGCCATTTCTTCGTTTTCGTCATCTTCAATGATTCGTGAAACTGTTAGGCTATCCACTGATACTTTGTAATTAGGATCAGACTCAGGCAAACTTGAATCTACCAACGCAATGTTACCTGCAATCATATCCTGGCGCACAAACATAGCGTTCGGACCATTGAAGTAAACCTTGCGCCCGCGCTTATTGGTAACAATGATATTCCGCGGATAATCCAGATTATACAAGTACTGTGCGGTTGACATACCATCACTATAGCAATGTTCCCAATTATGCCAACCTAACGTTGCTTCACGCTTTGGATTCTTAGGCTTTGCTACCAACAATTTGATTTTGTATTTTTCATCGGACCAGATGGGATGATTCGTGGGCCGCCGCACATAATTAGGTTTAACTGGAGTCGTCACTACTAAATCTGATTCGTTAGCTTCCCATACTTCAGGATCAATACGAATAGATTTCAACAAACCATGTTCTTCGTCATAGTCACATTCCACTAATTCTTTATCTACAAGATGAAGTTTAGCGAATGGCAATACTGCTTTGCGAACTTCACTAGGTAATGCTGAATACGCTATTGATTCACCTAATGGCGCAAGATTCTTGATGGTATGCGCCATTTCAATTTCGGCAGGATTGAAGCGGGCGCGCTTTTTGCGCTTCCGCTTAGTGGTTTCTTCCTCATTGGTTGTAGCTTCATCAACTGGTGCGGAATCAGTAGCTTCCGCATTGTCCGGCATAGTTTGCACATCCGACAATTTTATTCCCCTTTCACAACTAATATTATTGCGCGATTTCGCGCGCCAGTAGCGTGCGCTTCTGGCGGTTGAATCGCAACTAGAATCTGCGCCTCACATGCACTTTTCATTTGACCGCCCTAGTTGCTTGGCGCACGCTATTGGCCAAGGGGAAAGCACATGTTGCACGATACTAGTTGAATCGCGCCAGTAGCGCACACCTTGCATAGTTATTGACGCCTTAACCTTGTGCATTGCTTGCAATGCGCCAGGGTTTAGTTGCGTCTAGTCAACTTCATCCTGGCGGCTGCCAGGATCGTAGGTGTGCGCCACTTTATATAGTTACGTTGTTATGTAACGCTGAATAGGCGTTACGTAGTAACGTGATTATGTAAAGCTTACTCTTGGCGCGCCAGGAAGTAGGTCAGTTTCGCTGTCCTATTCCTGGTGCTAAATAATGAGACTAACCCGCTAGGCAGTTATGCCCTAGCGGGCCGTCCTGGCCCGTGACTGGTCCCCTGGCCCTATATACGGGCCAGGGTGCAGCTTAGGCCCGCTGTAAGCCCGTCCTAGGCCCGTTCCGGGCCATCCTGGCATCGTGACTCCCCTGTTGCCTGACCCACTAGCCCAGCACAACCACGGTGCTAGTCAAGTCAACCGTGGTCACATGCTCGCGAGCCAGGGGCCAACCATAGGTTGTAGAAAAATATCTTGCACACCTACCCAGGGTAGGCTATGGTTCCATTTACTACGTTGACTACACGAAATGATCTTTGACATTCGAATCTGACCAGGGAAGCAATCACGCGATGGTTGCCACTCTGCTGTTTGGTGCCGGTCTGCAAGTAGCCTTGCCATGTTGGGATGCGTTCCTCTTGTGCAATTAGATGATGCGAAAGCGATTGGATAGCCTGACAGCTTATGCGCGCCACACTGGCGCGCCCAATGGGCCGCACAAGCGGTCTTGCTTCGCGATTTGGTTCCTTGGTTGGCATTCACACTCATTGAAGCTTTGAATCTGGTTTGCATCGGTAGAGCGTAGCGCAAGCTACATACTCGCCGATGATTCCGTTGTTTCCTTTCAATCTAGGGATTCGCGCTCATAGTAGGCTTGACCCGAACTGGCGCGATGTAATGCAACTAGTATGTTAACAACATACTAACTGTGACAAGTCAGTACCAATGCAGAGTTAAACCTTAATGAAACAAGGAAACTTAAACATGCGCAAATCACTGATGAAAATGCACGCGCAACTTGAAACCATGTTGTCGCGCGCACAGGAACTTACTGACAGCGAGAATGAAGATACTGCTAGCAAATACGATGATGTGGCAGGAGAACTTGATACAGCATTAGATGCTATCACTAATGCAATGGATATTCTGAACGACTAAATGCAGAGTGGCGCGCCAGAAGCCTGGCGCGTTAATGCACCCAACATAATGTTGGCCAGTCACAAGTCTGGATATTGTGCATTAGTCAAACCTAGTAAATGAATGGAAATTGAAAATGTTAAGCAACGGAAACAATGGCGTTCTGGTTACTCTGTGTAAGCAGAATCCGGCCGAAATCATTCGCAGTGGTGGTATTATCATGCCATCGCCGCGCGTCAATCGCCAGCGCGTAGAGACAATGATCAAATACATTGTTTGTTGTACCGAAGCGCATGGCAATGCATTCCTAATCGGAACGGTTGACAAGGTGATTTGGGTTAATGATGAATGCGTAATCAAAATCAACAGTTACGCAAGCATCAACCGCTTACAGGTTTGGGCTGATGTGGGCACCAAGATTGGCTTTGCCTACTTACAAAGCCCGAGTCAGATTCACATGCATGTTGGTCGTTTGAAGTTCACCAACATCAATGGGAATGGCAAGTATGGCGATTCCAATAGCTATACTGACGATTATCTGGCCAAGCGTGAGGCGGAAAATTCAACTGCCAAAGCGCAAGCTTCGGTAATCGAGCCCACAGAAACCAAGAAAAGCGCCATTGTAGTTTACCCAAAGCCTAAGCAGGAACTTGTTTCACATGTTGACCGCATCGCCACTTTGCGTAAGCAGCTTGCGGAACTGGAATCCAATCGCAACGCGATTGCGAAGGAACTAATCGCAAAGTTACATGATCGCGTGACTCAAATGGACGATACTCAAGTTGAGCGCGTGATTGCGTTTTGCGAAAGGATGCTTGACGAAACCGCCTAATTGCAGAAGGGAACGCGCGCAATAATATGCGCGCGTTTTAATGCATCATTGCACAAGCGATGGCCGTCCTAAATCGGCATGTTATGCATTAGCTAACCTAGTGAAGCAAAGGAAAATTGAAACAATGGCACATCCTGAAAACTGGAGTCATATGACTACAGTGGAGAAACGCGAGAATGCTAAGAAGCTTTTCAATTCTCCACGCGGTCATTTGATCATTGGTCAAGCTTTGGCGCGTGCAATCCTAATCATGCGTACCGCGGAACATCCTGAACGTTCCAACATCGAAGATATGGAATGTTTGGGCATGTTGTTTGAACCGTGGTTTACGATTCACATGAAGCCGATTCCGCCAAACTTGACGAAAGTGAAGGGATAACAAATGGCATACGTTTCGCCGAATGCTAAAAGCAAGAAGCAACTCAAAGATTGGCTTGCAGCGGGTAAGTCAATTGAAGTGTTTCAACCGGGAATGGGAACCATTCCCCTTACTGGCAAGGTTTACCTTGAAGGCCCGCACTATCCTGCGCCACATACTTGGTACGCAGAAGGGATGATGCAGGATGGTAAACTGGTCAAGGTGAAATAGCCATGCTCAAGTTTGACCGCAGTGAGTTCCGCAATGTTGCGCGTGCGATACTAGCGCACAACAAATATGCGAAAGGTGATACGATAGACAATATCGTAAGCAGAATGGAAAGCCTAGCCCATTACTATGATCCTAACGCGCCGCATAGTGGGCAGGGGAATGCATGGCATAGCTTTGTTGCAACTTACGGATTCCTCTTGCTAGGCTATATTGATCAAGAAGGGAATCATTGCATTAAAGCTGCTGTGAGTGACCACTTGTTCGCAATATGACTACCAAGCTTCTGGCCCGTGCAAGCGGGCCAGAAGCACGTTTAATGTGGCCAATGCCCGTGACAAGCCGGGATGCAAAACACAGAGTCAAACGTGCAACTAATACTAACAGGAAACAACATGACGCAAAAAGATTACGTTGTGATTTCACAAGCAATCAAAAACGTTTTGCTTGCGTATCCTAGCAATGAACGAGTCGCAGCGAAAATAGCTTTCGCCATTGCTAACGCAATGAAGCGTGACAATCCAAACTTTCGATATGGATTGTTTATGAAAGCTTGCGGCATCAGAATTGATGCCGATGCTCCGCCAGTTAGCCCGGCAATGGGCGCGTTCAGTGTGATAAAGGAAAGCTAACATGACAGAAGTGTTCTGGATTGGCGATCCACCAGACCAGTGCAACATTTGTGGTAGTGAAATAACTACCACTTTTGTTGATGGGCGCACGCGCGCGCATGGTTCATGGGCGTGCATGTGCCTTGCCTGTCACCAAGGCTATGGCGTTGGTCTCGGTACTGGTAATGGTCAAGTGTTCACTAAGCAAGATGATGGCCAGTGGTTAAAAGTAGAAGGTTAACTAACAAACGGAATGCAGAAGGGAACGCGCGCCAGTAATGGCGCGCGTTTTAATGCACTGGCATTGCCAGCGAGTCCTAAGTCTCGCATGTTGTGCATTAACTAACCCTAGTAAATGAAAGTGAAAAGTAAAATGAATCTCTCGCTTGATGGTGTCACTATTGTTCTGAGTGACACAATGCTGGATCAATTAGCCGAAGTGGTAAAGCGCAAGCTTTGTCTTGATGCTTTTGAAGCCAAGGTAACTGCTGATATCGAGGATATTGAATCCAGGCTTGATGGCAGTGATTTGGAATCCAAAACTGAGGAACTTGATTCTAAAGTTGATGATTTTGAATCCAAAGTTGAGGAACTTGATTCTAAAGTTGATGATTTTGAATCCAAACTTGATGATTTGGAATCCAAAATCAATGCTGCGGAATCCAGCACAGATGGCGTGCGCAAGCTAGTGCGCGCGTTGCGTAATGCTTTGACGGTTTATGAAGATAATCAAATCGAAACGGAATAACTACTACACTCCTGGCGCTTGCGCGCCAGGAGTATTTTTGCTTTTAAACAGCCTATGTCCGTGACAAGCCGGAATGAAAAATGTGAGTCAAAAGCAAACCTAAATTGACAAGGAAAGTGAAACAACATGATAAAGCCAAAAGCCTCGCATGGTGACTATGAAGGAATGCATCCATTCAAAAATGGCCATGGCCATTTTGAAGTGTTCTGGATTAGTAACAATACTGAAGGCTTTGAAAGTTGCGAGCCAGGATGGTACTGGTGGACTTGCGAGCCAGGATGCTTGCCTGACTCCGAGCCTAACGGACCATTCAACACTAGCTACATGGCATGGCGCGATGCGAAAGGGTTAGACCAATGACTCGGCATTATAAATATCAAGTGCAAGTTAGAGATGGCAACAACTCTAAAGTTACACTTGATGGCGTTGTCGAGTGTGAATTTGTCAACGTTTTTGATCGCGTTATATCCGAAACGTTTGGCATTTTGACTCATGGTGAAGCTTTGTATGGACACCCTGGACATGGTTGCGTTGGTCCATATAAAGTGATTCGCGTTCTTATAACCAGTGTAGGCTCGCAATGAAACATCATCAAGTATTGTGGTTAGCAATTGCTGTCATAGTGGCGTTGCTACTAATTGGTATGGTTACGGCGCACAGTGAAACCACATGCAAGCGCGATAGCTTTGGTGTGGTGCATTGCACCGCGCCAGAAGCTAACGGAACTATCCAGCGTGATAGTTTCGGAACCACGCATGAAACCTGGCAAGATAATCGTGACAACGTTCAACATTGCACTAGCTACGTTGACAGTTTCCACACTCTGCATCGCCAGTGTAACTAACGCAACACTTACGAAATGAACGCCAAGGGAAACTTTGGCGATTCATTTCGCCAGCGTTGTGCTGGATACTGAAAGGAAAATGAAACAATGGAAACAGTCGAAATGGTGGTGTACTTCATTGACTCTGTGAATCAAGTAATCGAACGACGAGTCATTGATGTGCCAAGTGATATGCGCAAGTTGATTGGTGGTTATATTGAGTTAGCATATAGCTATCCAAATGGTGATGTGTTGTATGTTGACGAGGAAGGTTTGTTGAAAAATAACCCAACCGGATTCCTATTTGCATATCGCCAGGATCAACCACTAGTCGGCAATGGCGTGGTATGTGGTAAGGAACTTGAAGGAAATTTTCCTGAAGGTTTCATCACATTAGAACCAGAAACAAAACTTGAAAAGTTGCGAAAAGAAGTGAAATTCTTTCGGGTATTAGGTCAATGATAGAAACTCAAATCATTGATTTCAAATTGCTACGTATGGAATGCTGCGGTCATTTACTTTGTTGGATAAATCCGCGCTTTCCTACTTACTGTCCTGAATGTGGCAAAGGTTGCTATCCAGCTTGTAAAGGCTGGATAACACTGCATCCAACTTATGCAAGACTAACTTATGAAATAATAAGATAAAACGGAAGCTACTGGCGCGGGCCAGTAGCTTCTATAACGTAACCAATTGGTTACGTTATAGAAGCTAATGCTTCATCCCCTAGTAAATGAAAGGAAAGCAAATGAAACTAACGGAAAAACGCAAGCCTAGTTTGGCTGATATATTTGTCAATCAACGATTCGATAATCTCTCGCGAGCGCGAGTGCCATTGAAAACGATTGCAGATATACAAGTCAAAGTTAGGCGCGCAAAAAAGTATCTGTTTGATGATGCCGCAAGTATTCGCGTTGCTGAAGTTGTGCGCGATATTCCCGAATTACTAATCAGGGAAAGTAAATTCGCGCGCGCACCCTACGAACTAACTTGGATTGAATTTAATTCAAGTTTGTTCTGGCAAACCTTGCATGATGATGTAGGACATGAAGATCATGCTAGAAATATTGGCATCTTGATTGATGGCGATATGGTGATCACTATAACAGGTGGTTATCCATCTGATCCATTGACCACCATGCTTACACCTTTCGCCTACGGTTTGAATACTGACCCTGATCAATGGCGTATGCTTGGTGCGCCAGAATCAAACTTGAAAACAAGTTTGACAGTGAAACAAATACCCATTGACCAGTTTATGCAAACCGTAAATCGTTTCTATTGGGGATCAACTGCTGCAAGCATACCTGATGAAATCTTAAACCCCATCAGTAAAAACTTCAGTAGTTGGGCAATAATCGAACGAGTACTTCATTTGTCCGAAAAAAAGTTGTTATTCGTAATGAAGGAATGCCAAGGCGATTTGCGCAACATCATTGCGTTACTGTTGATGTTGAATCGTCCTAGCATAACCCGCTATGTGCAAGACTTGCCAAACCGTCGCGGTTTCTTGCGCAACAAGTTGATCGCCTATCAAGCGCATACATCAGTCACAGTATCGCTTGATCCTAAGCCAATCTTGAAATTGATTGGCACACCGCAAGGTGAGTCAGTTGAACGTCGCTGGCATGAAGTGGAGGGTCACTATTGCCACGATAGAACATCACGCGATTACGCAAGAATCGCAGGTTGCTTGCATGATTGGCAAGATACAGATGATGAATGGACGCTACTGCGCCAGGGTCACGCACATTCAAAAGTTGAACACTGGATTTGCAAGGCATGTGGTGGCAAGCGTTGGTGGCGTGATTCACATTCACGCGGCAATCCGCTTATTGGCATGGTGAAAAGAGATCAATACAATGTCGTGCCATAGGAAATAACGGAATCAAGCAAACCAGATTTAAAGCCAATGCTCCTGGCCCGCGCCAGGAGCATTTCTTTTGTTTGTTGCTGTTAGATATTCTATCTACTTATGAATCAAATTATGCACGGCATCACAATCTTCTTTTACAGGAATGAATGTGCCATTGACCATGCCAATAACGCAATGTGTGCCACGCGCAAAATGCTTTAAGTCATTGCCTAATGGTTCGCGCAAACTAGTTACTTCATGCGGATTGACAAACACACGTTGGCCATTTGGCCCGTGCAATAATACAAGATCAATAAAGGTTGCAAAAATAAGTGCAATCACGTTGCTTTAGCATTAGCTTCTGCTAGAAATGCCGCCAAGTTTTCATCAATCGGTTGGCAACTTTTCACTAACTCTATCAAATCAACTTTAGGAACATCAATCATCTTTTGTATAGCCAACAATGACTCTTTAGTTTCAGCATCAGATTGTTTAATATCAGTCATATTGTTTCTCCTAGATAAAGAGTCCGCCAGCAGTAGCAGTTGATGCTACGTTACCTGGGAATAACGTATCTGGATTTACACCAGATAGAACCATAACTGAATTTGAATCTACAGCAGCATGTTTACCAGTAGTGGTGCCAGTAAATGTAAATGAAAATACTTGCAATGTTGCTGCCGCTAATGCGATAGCAAATCCTTGCGCATAAGTTGGCGTTCCTGTTATCGTTACTGCAACAGAAGTAATATTTACCATACTATTTGCAGATGAAAAAGCGTGGATTGGTGCCGAACCATAGATGCTATAAGTAGTGCCAGTATTAGCAATAACACTATTATTGACCGAAGCTATTTGGGCACCAGCACATGGTCCGAATGCACAGTTAGTAAAATTAATCAATCCACCATAAGCAGCACCTAAACCATAAGCTGTAGAGCCGCCACCAGTAGTTTCTAACGAAACCCCAACTACATTTATTACTCCCCTGCCAGTAGCAGCAACCGCCGTTCCGTTAGAGTTTCTAATAATGTAATTGCGTGGATTTGCCGGATCACCATTAATAATAACTGCGCCATTGATTGGTTGCGTGGCTGAAACCGGAGCGTATGTTCCTGTTGATTTCAATTGGATAGTTGCAGTATAGCCAGCCAAATTGAAATTGGCCATCAGCCAATTATATGCTTTTTGAATTGTTGCCCATGGACTCGTTGACGAACCAGTGCCAGTAGAATCATTGCCACCAATATCAACATAAACAGTTGTATTAGCAGTTAGCAAAATTTGCCGCTTATGCTGCAATGCAGTTAGCAATTGATTTATGTTAGCAGGATCAGGAGTCAACCCTGCATCTAATAGCACTTGTGCTATTTGATTGTATAACCAATTATCTTTGTTATCATTCCACTGCAATACGCTATTGAACAATTCAACAGTAGGTGGCGCTTGCCCAATGAAAGCAAAGCCACTGTTAGCTTGTGCGCCAGTTGGATCATTCAGTGTTCCGCTACTGGCCCAACTTTGATTGAAGCGGCCAAACCAAGCTGTGCCTGACATTATCAATGACTCCTATCAGTTTCAAGTTGTTCTATTCTGGCAGACAATTCCTGAACTGCTTTCCATAGCACCGGCACAAGTTCACTAACAGCGAGTCCCTTTGGCCCCTCGCCTTCATATACTCCGCCAAACTCAATATTGGATTTTTCCATCACATCCTTTATTTCCGCAGCATCAAATCCGCAATGAACTCGTTTCTGATCCGGTCCATCTTTCCAACGGAAAATAATCGGCTCAATATCTTGAATAGCTTTCAGACAAGATGGAAGTGGTTTGATATCTTGTTTCTGTGTTATATCAGAAGTTTGAATAACATTATTAATTGCCCATACAGAAGCCCAACGAATCACGCCATTACCTAACGGAATGCTGTTATCAGTAACAGCAGTCAATCCAGTGTTTATAGTTACAACACCAGTGTTGCGCACGATATTAAATGGAGCATCAATCGCCGTTCCACCAGCATCATGATAACGATAAATAGAAAAGTTAGCGCCAGTATCCGAGCCTGTTTCAGCATCAGTATTCATCAATGCAATTTGCCAACGATTAGCACCAGCGCGTTGGCCAACTATAGTAACAACCTGACCAGCCGGAGCACTAAAAGCATGTTGCGATGATGTAGCTGCTGGCGCGGTATGGATCATCCCGCCAGGAGCAACTAACCAAGTTGACGCGCCATTAATAAAAACATTGAAGCTGCTGCTAGCACCGCCAATAACAGCATTGAGCGCATTAGAAGTAACACTAAATCCAAAATTGGTGGCGTAAAGCGCAATATGGCGTGAAAGATCAGTGGCACCACTTGGCGCTACAGCGCTACCAAAATTAACTCCACCATTAAATGTTGATGTAGTATTAACGATCAAATTTTGAGCACAAGTAGCAACTGCATATATGCCTGCACCATCAGTCCAACATTCTATTGCGTAGTTCTGTGGCACTAGTAGAGTTCCACCACTAGTGCCAGCAATTGTTACTGTAAAGGCACCACTAGTAGAATTGAAAACTGACCAACGAGTAACAGTAGCAGTTGCTACTGGAAATGTAATAATAAGGTTAGCAGTAATAGCGCCATTAAGATAAATCAGTTCAGTGCTGCATTGAGCAACCGTTAGTGTGATGTTAGTGCCACCTGCAATACTTACCATTGTGCGTGTAAGTAATCTATTTACAAAGTTTGTGGTTGCTATTTGTGTTGTATTAGTTCCTACTGCTGCCAATATTGAAAGTGGAACGCCAGTCAATGATGGTGATGCTAACGGCGCAGCACCTAACAAAGTCATTGTTTGCGCTGCTGTCATATCAATAGGTGCAGCCGCAGCACCAGTATTATTTCCCTTTATAGTATTCGCTGCCATTGTAGTTAGCATAGCATTACTAACGGCAGCATTAGTTATTGAGGCTACTACTGCGCCTGTTGTTGGACTTACAGTTAATCCTTGTCCTGCCGTAACACTAGATACACCAGCAGTTCCAGCCGTTACTGCCGCAGTAACGAAAGCAGTTGTTGCCAATTGTGTTGTATTGGTTCCTGGCGCTGCTGTTGGACCACTAACTATACCAGTTACGCCAAGTGTGCCAGGAATTGTTACTCCTGTATTGCCGAACGTTAGTGAAACCACACCATTAGACACTGCATTCATTGTATTGGCGGCACTAACATTGAATCCATAAGTGGTGCTATAAAGCGCAATGTGATCTGAAATATCAATTGCAGTAGATGAAAATCCTGTGCCGCATGAAAAACCAGTTGTATTTGATAACGTTACTGTATTAGCATTAACCGTTAGTGTATTATTCGCGCCACTTTGTAGAATAATATTACTATTCGCAGCTCCATTACTAATCAACAATTGCTGATATGGAGTCCAAGTTTGATTGACAGTAAAGCCAGTTCCGGCTGATGGCGATACCGCAGTTAGCGTTACTGGATTAGTTGGTGCTGCTTGCACTGATGTAATGGAATTGTCTTGTGTAAATGTAGTTACTGCGCCTGCACTAATTGCCGTTACAGTATAGAAAAGACCAGAAGCATCATAAGCGCGATCGTTAACTGCCCAACCACTACCACCAGCAACTAACGTTGCAGGAGTAGTAGAAACATTGAATATCGCAGTAGATGGTAAAGTAATTTGTTGATCATTACCTGAACGATTAAATTGGAATCCAGATATACGATGTGTGCCAGGCGGCCAAGCTATAAAGTTGCCATTAACTGTAGTGGCACCAGTTCGCGTATTGACAGTAAAACAATAAAGACTGTTAGGAATAGTGCCAACATTAGTATTGGTTCCGAAACCAATACCCTGATAAGACAACAATGCAAGGTTAGCAAGTGCGCTTGATGCACCATCTTGGCCCGGTCCATAAATCCAACCACCTGTTGCTCCTGGCCCGAACAACAAATGTTGTGGCGAGTTAATTGTTAACTGGCCAGTCATTGCGCCGCCAGTTAGAGAAAGTTTTGTTGCATCACTAGGATGCACATGATCCTGGCGAGCGAATAATAATGATGTGCCTACAGTAGCAACACTATCAACAATTGGAGCAACAGTTGCAGCTTGTCCGCAATAATATGCAGTAGTTGCAACGTTAGTTGAATTATTATTTACTGCTGGCGTGGTTGCCGTAGTTGCTGCAAGTGAAGTGGTGCCCGTAGCAGTAATTGCGTTAGCACCATTAAAAGTCGCCGTATTAAGAAATGTTGAAGCGCCACTAACACTAATTCCACCAGTAAATGATGGCGATACTAACGGAGCATAACTAGAAAGTAAATTGGTAAATCCAGTGCCGCTAACTGCACCAGTTACAATTAAATTGCCAGGAATAGAAACACTAGTATTACTAACGGTTAGTGAAGCAACATTATTAGAAACAATGTTTAGTGTATTAGCTGCACTAACGTTAAATCCATAGCCGCTGCTTCCATAGAGCGAAATGCCACGAGTAAGATCGGTAGCGTTAGCTGCATAAACAGCACCAAAGTATAATTGACCAGTAGGAATTGAATTACTGCTACCATTGAAAATAGCAATTCCAGTAAATGTGCTTGTTCCTGTTACTGATAATGTTGGAGTAGTTACAGTTCCAGTAAATGTTGGCGATGCTAACGGAGCATAACCACCAAGCAATGCAGTAAATCCTGCGCCACTAACTGTACCTGCTACCGATAATGTGCCAGGAATAGTTACGCCAGTATTACTCCAAGTTACTGCTACTGTGCCATTAACAACAGCACCCATTTGATTCGCAGCAGGAACGTTGAATCCATATGTAGAACCATAAAGCGCAATGCCTGCTGTTAGTGATGTGGTTGTTGAAGCAAATGTATTACCTAACGACAAATAACCATTAGGAACTGAAAGCACACTTCCATTAACTGTTGCTGTTCCAGTAAAAGTAGAATTGCCTGTGACGCCAAGAGTGGTGCTTATAGTTACAGCACCAGTTATAGCAGCACCACCAAGAGAAATAGTTAGCTGATTACCAAGTGTGGTTGTACCAGTGACTCCTAACGTTCCGCCAATAGTTGCATTATTCGTTACTGCAAGTGCTGTGCCTGCCGAACTAAATGTGCTGGCAGCGGAAAATGTAAATCCGCCCGTTCCTCCCGCGCCCATCCCAAATGTAATTGGATTTGTTTGAGCAGCACCAGGAGTAATAATCAAGAAATTATTCTTGGCTGGAACACCTAACGCTAACGCGCCTAAACCGGTATTGCCACGCAATTCCATAAACAAATTATATGGACCACTAGGACCACTAGTAGCATATTGATAATTCCAAGTAACAGTTCCATCAACAATACCAGTGCCAACTCCTGTTGGTCCACCTGACGCTGCGCTAGTTCCTGCTACAGTGCAAATATATGAATTGCCGTTAGTATTTTGGACAGTGGCATTAACCGCATACGCTGTATTTCCTACCCACATCGGGGCGGCGCCCCCAGCTAAAACAGATTGATACCAACGAAAACCACCATTATTTTGATAGCTATTAACAAAATCAAATTCACCTTGTCCATTAGCTAAATTCCAATGCATAGAAACAAGTGGAGCATTAGCTATTGGATAACGATTGCCTGAATTGCCACTAATGCCGATAGGAGGGGCATTATTGCTACCGAATACTGCCGCAGCAATATTACCAATAAAGTTAGATGTGCCATTAACAGTTAAATTGCCTGGAGCCGTAACGTTAGCACTACTTAAACTAAGCGCAGTGTTAGCATTAGAAATAATATTTAACGTCCCAGAAGTAACATTGAATCCATAAGTGGTGCCAAAAAGCGCAATGTGCCGTGTAATATCAACAGAATTTGCAATTTGTGCAACGCTACCAAAGCCAAGCCCACTCGACATTGTTGTAGTGCCAGTAACAGCAAGCGTGCCAGTAACAGCAAGCGTGCCAGGAATACTAGCGCCAGTATTAGTAACAGTTAGTGAAGCTACTCCACCAACTACCGCATTCATAATGTTCGCATTAGAAACGTTTAAACCATAAGTTGTTCCATAAATAGCGATATGCTGTGAAAGATCAGTTGGACTATTACTAGCAGAATATACAGAACCAAGTTGAAGGTTGCCAGGATTAATCGTTAGCGGTCCAGTTAGCGTTCCGCCAGTTAGTTTTAGAAATGCTCCTGGCCCAGCTATCGGTAAAACGCCAGTCGCTTGACCAGCATTATTTCCTGTGCCGTAATAAAGTGTTTGATCTTGTTCATTGAATGCTAATTCAGCAGCAGCAATATTGCCGATAGTTGGTCCACCAACAGCGCCACCAGATGCGCGTCGTTTGATTCTTAGAGTGTCTGTCATTTAGAATGTTCCTCCATCGAAAACAATACCGTCAATGGAGCCGCCTGTTATGAGAACGTTATTTGCATTCTGTGTTGCCATCGTTCCTAACCCAGTTATTGAAGTATTAGGAATAGTTGTTGAGGCAGTAAAGGCGTTAGTTCCACTAGCACTAACGAAACCAGTCAATGTAGTTGCGCCGGTGCCGCCACGATTAACAGGAATAGTTGTTGCGGCCCACGCGCCAGATGTAACAGTTCCAAGATTTACAATTGAACTTTGACCAGCATAGTTAGCATCAATATCTACACCAGTTGAACTAACATAAATTCGATTGGTCGTTCCTTTTACATAAAGTGCATTGCCTACTTTATAAAGACCATCACCAGGAGTAACAACACCCGCACTTGAAAATTGAATCCAACTAATGCCCGTAGTGCCTAATGTTCCGCCAGGATCAACGGTGCAAAGCCATCCAGTATCAGCGTTAGTTGTTCCTTCTTCAACAAATACATAAGCTGAAACTAACTCAGTCCAACTGTCTGTATCTGTAGGACGTGCCCACGCGCCAGCAGCAACAACATAAATACCGTTAGCTGATGCTGTTGTTTGGTCTTTAACTAATACGCGATTACCAACAACTAACACTATACCATCTATTGTTTGCGTTCCAGAAAGTGTTATATTAGTTCCAGTAGTAGCAACCAAACATGCGGGTTTGCCACTTAATCCTTGCGCAGTCAAATCGACATAGTTACGAGTGGCAGCATCTTGTGGATTGACGGGATCAAGCAGATTTATAATATTATGAGAATTAAGATTTACATTGCCGCCAAACGATGCAGTGCCGGTCGCAGTTACGTTAGTAAAAGTGCCAATATTCGCTGTTGTCGAACCAATAGGCGGAGGCGAAGCAAACAACGTTGTAAAACCAGCACCACTAACTACACCGGGCACATTAAGCGTAACAGTAGCAGCAAGATTAACTGTCCCAAGTCCAATCGTCATTATACTCGCGCCAGCAACTACAAATTCATGCAGCGCGCCACTTGGAACAATATAATCTAAATTGTTATTAAAAACATTAAAACCATATGTCGTGCTATAAAGTGCGATATGCCGCGATAGATCACTAATGCCGCCCGGAGCATTGATGCTGCCGAATGATTCTCCTGCATTGAACGTTACAAGTCCAGAAGCATTAGCTATAGGCAAACTAACGGTGCCAGTAAAAATTGGACTCGCAAGCGGCGCATATGGAGCCATAAGGTTAGTGAAGCCAGTTCCACTAACTGCGCCACCAACACTAAAGTTGCCAACAACGTTTACGCCAGCAGCACCAGCAAAAGAATATCCGCCACTACCTGTTTCTGAAAAAACAACTGCGTTCGTTGCCGCAGCGCCAGGAGTAATAGTTAGTGCGTCGTTAGCAGCAGTTCCTACTGTCATTGCGCCAGTAAATGTAGAATTACCTGACGATCTTAAAATGGTTACAACAGCAGGTTGAAGCGTGCCTCCATCATTAAGCGGAACTAACGCAAAATCAGATCCAGTATTAGAACCACCTTCTGGTGTTGCGTTAGCTTGTATTTGCCAACGACCAGCACTAGCAGTTTGCATACTAAAGGTGCGAACTGAACCTGCCGGGCCATTTACATTGCAATTAACTGGAGATGTATCAGTTCCGATTGCAACATGACCAGTAAACTGAAAATTGGCAGTAGTAAGCGTGCCAGTCTGGGAAAATACGAATGCATTGGATCGTGTTGCCCCTGGCGTAACTGTCATTGCGTTGTTAGTCGAAGTACCAATAGTCAATGCGCCGGTTAATGTTCCGCCTGTAGTTGCTAATCTAGATGCATCACTAGGATGTACATGATCGCCACGCGACCAAAAAGTTAAAGTGCCAGCATTGCCAACAGTTCCGCTATTACTAACGGGCGCGGTAGTGCTGGCCAAACCAGGACCAGCAATTGGCAGCACACCCGCTGCAAGTGTTCCACTAACTCCAGTTCCATAATATAAAATGTTTTCGCCTTCGTTAAAAGCTAACTCAGCATTCAACATTGTTGATGGGCCACCGGAACCAATACCGGAAGCGCGCCGCTTAATTCTAACAGTGTCAACCATTAGAAACTGCCTCCATCATACAACGTTCTAGATGGATGAATATGATCTTGTCGCGCATAGTTCAATGAAGTTCCAACAGTTCCGGCCACACCTGTTGCTGCTTCTACTGTTGGAACTACGTTAGCAGGTTGTGGCATCGCTTGATTGTTTATCAATACTTGCCCACTGGCACGATTGATAGTAATTGGAAAATCAATTTCAGTAGTGCCGGCATCATTGAATCTTGATATTTTGAAATTTGTTCCAGCATTGCCTGTTGATTCCGGACTATCATCTCCAAGATATAAAATCCAACGCGCCTTCAAATTACGGTTAGTGCGAACAAATGCGCCACCGTTAGTATCATTAATATCAAAAACCACCCCTGGCCATTGCGTAACAGAAGCGATATGAATGGCACCATCACTATTGGAACCATTAAATGTTACTGGCGCACTATTCACAGTAAAAGTTGCATTTAAAGTTAGTGGACCACTAACCGTTCCACCCGTAACATCAAGTTTGCCGGATTGTAAATTTGATATTTCAGTATTGGCAATCTGAAAATTATCACGTACGCTTTGCGTTGTTGGATTGCCAAATACTGGTTTACTAAAGTCAATTTGTGAAGTCATGGATTACTCTCCACTTCTCCGCGAATCTAACATTTCAACATTAGATTTTTGCTGTTGTTCTTGAACGGTAGTGACTATCTTTTGAATAAGTGCAGCAGAGAATTTATAAGGTTGTTCAGCTAACAATTGAACAACCACATTCCATTCATCAGCAGTCAAGTAAACAGGAATCATAACCACTCTCCTTTGTTATTGAGGTAACACAGATTCAACAGACATAGTTAGTACGCCTTGACCAAAACCTACATAGCCCATATTTTGATTTGAGAAACCAAACGTAGCATTCAAATTCCAAAAGTTAATAAATAACTTTACACCGCCAGCTTTTGGAATCAAATAAGTTAACATCTGTGAACGTGGATCATTTGATGCAATGAAATCATTGATATAAACATTTGCTTTACCGTTACCAATATCCATAATTCTAGTTTGAGTTACACCAAGCGAATAATTAAAAGCATTCATCAATTCTTCAGCAGTGCCGTGGCCATTATTCAAAAATATCTTAAACGAAATAAGTGTTCTAAGATCAGTATCACCTAATACAGTTGACGTTGACCATGGTTCGTTTACATGTCGTAATCTAGATTGATTAAATCCAGTGCCAGATATTTGTGTAACAAAACCAAAGAAACTAACATAAACACTATGCGGAACAGTTCTTGATGTTCCTACAATTGACGCAATGCCATCTAACTGCGCGCCTTCTGCTGTTTCTAACCAACGATCAACATACATATCATTCAATGTTTGATCCAATATATTCAATGGATCATAAAATGCCCTAACAAAATTTTCAGTATTTGGTTTTCCTATATGTTGCGCAAGCCAGTGGCTCCATGCAATATCAGCATGATCATGCAAAAAACCTAAAACGTCAGTTGTGTTAGTATCGCTCATCTTCTTTTGCGACGTGAATTTAGAATATTTACATTCACACGAGTAACATCAAACATTGATAATTCTCTTGCAGCAATTGGAAGATTTGATGAAGTATAAGCTCCTGGCGCGGGCGCAGAAATTGGGTCAGTGCCTCTTGCAACAGTAATAGTCATATTGCCAATACCAGATATAGCAGCATAAATCGGCCCGAGAAATCTTTGTATAATTATATCTTTACCAATGCCAAACGAATTTCCTGTTTGGGCAATTACAGTTTCAATTTGTTCTGCGCCAGTATCAGGGAAAGCTTCTTCGCTATACAGCGTCACACTTACATTGACCCAAATATAAACTAATGTTGGTCTGTTAAAGTTTATAGTGTGAGTAAATGCCGCACTATCAACAACAGTAAGTGTTGTGCTGCCAAACGTATCAATACCAGCCGCTTTCAACAGGAAAATTTGGTTAGCAATATCTTGGGGATTGCCACCGTCAACAATTACTTCAATGCTGTGTGGTGGTCTGCCGTCGGCATCTGGCGTATCTTCTACATTTTCAAAAACTTCTAACGTATTCACACCAGCAATATTCTGTTGAAGATTTGCTTTAATGGATTCAATAGTTGCTGCACCAAGACGAAATACTCCTGTATCATAACGCAAACGTAATTCATCATCAGTTTCTAGATTACGACCAGTAGCACCATCAGCTAAATTGTTAACCGCATTCCATCCACTTAATGTAGAAACTATTTGTGTTAGTTCGCCAGCAGTAACATCAACCGCACCAAAACTTTCCGCAGTAAAATTTCCTGGTGAACCAATAGTTACGAAAGTCATATATGAAGAAGTGCTGGCTACAAATGGCACATCATCAATACCATAAACTCTAATTTGATTCCCATTCAATACAACTTCTTTACCAGAATTTTGCAATACCAAATACAAACCATTGGCAATTGAAGCTACAGTATCGCCTGATTGTGCAACATAACTATAATGTGTAGAGCCAATACCAACATAATAACCAAATCCCAATACAACAGTATTAACTTGAACTGTAAAATCAATAACACTATTGCGTGTAATAGTTATTGTAGTATCTAACAAATAATTATCTTGGGTAGTAGCATTGCTAATAATACTGCCAGAAGATATAACGGTGCCCTCAACACCATAACAAGCGGCCCATGCTGATGATTGTTGAGCAAATAAACGTCTAACGCCAGCGAAAGAAACAGCATGATCTAAGTTAATACCTGTTGCGGATATCGGATACATTGCATGATAGACAGCTTCAACTAATTCCCATAATGCAGCTTCACGTTCCGCAAAGGTATCTATAAATTGGCCAGTAATTGAATCAGTTCTGGATTCAAAATTGATTCCAATTGTTGAATTTAAAGCAGCCAAGATTGATTGCCTAATTTCAGGCAATCGCATTCTGTTAAATCCAGTACTTAACATTCCATATTGAGTAGTGGTTGAACTAGACACGAGGCAGCATCCCTAACATTACACTGTCCGCAATAGGACCGAGATTAGTTGTGCAGGAAAATTCCACAACCAACGTACGCTTCTGCCGATTCCAGTCAACAGCCAAACTGTCAACGCGAATAACGTCAGGAACACTAGCAATATGCTGCCGAAAAATAGTTTCGGCAACTGCCATGCGCGGATTTTTGATAAGAATATCTTCAAGATACGGCACTCCATAAGTTGTATCTAGAAACCACTCGCCAAGAAACGAAAGCAAATTGATTTTGATTTGTTGTGCTACTCTATCTTGACCCTCAATTGCCCAGATAGAATACTTAGGTGCAATGTTTTGATTTGAGTCCCAAATGGATTGGTTATTATCCCAAGTGGATTGGCCACCGTCCCAAATAGAAGGATTGGCTGCCGTAACAACTATTTCTTCAAATTCTAAATCATGGGTTATTCTATTTAACGCAAGATCATATGCCATAACTAACTCCCCAATAACGGTTGATTAGTAGGCTGTTCAGTATCGCCATGACTATCTTGTGGCTGCGTATGCTTATGCGTTTCTAAAGTAAAATGATTACTTGCTGTGCTAATATAAATTGTTTTGGCACTAATAGTCATACTACCATCACTGTCAATATAAATACTTGCGTTAGCGTTGCCGATTGTTATTTGATTATCTGGTGTAATGATAACATTCGCATCGTTAAATTTAACAACCATATTATCAGGATGCCCGACAGTATCGGCAACATTAAGCCCAGGAAGGGCCACACAATCTGAGAGATCGAACTGTCTAGGGTCACTAGGTTTCGATTCATTTCCATTTAACCAATCTTCAATTGATCGTTGTTGAAACGATAACATAACTCCATCGCCAGGTTTAATTGGCATCGTTATGCTACTAGCGCCATTTCCTGATGTTGGCCACATAACTGGCACTTCAACAATTGATGGTGCTTCTAACGAATCATCATTTGATAATGACTTTGGCATTACTGGTTTAACTACAGCGCGATTACGCGCAGCATCATAAGAAACAATTTTTCCTGGCATAGATGTATTGATATCACTAAGCGATGATTCAACAAGCAATTGCAAAGCTTCTGTTAGGTTAGTTATCACGGCTCAACATCCTCAACAGCAAATTCATCATCAGCACCTTCAACACTACTACCACGACTAGCAATGCCACCTTTATTTGTAGATTGACTAATTGGTTTCGATGGATCTACGAGTTTCATTTCACTCATCCAATCACCATCGAAATTATCTCCACGATGTGTTATTTGATCACAACGAAATACACCTTGCACATCGCGTGTATTCAACTTAACTCTATCGCCAGGGTTTATAGTTGGCATCAATAACGTTTTGACTCTCCAACCATCAAATTCTTTTAGTGGATCATTTGTTTTCTTTCGTTTAGTGTTTCCTTCATAAGCCTTACGCTCACGTTCAGGACTACCAACCATACCGGAATTAGAACCAATTTCAATTCCTTGGCGTGTAGTCACCATGCCATTTGGTATCACTTGAATATTTCCATTTTGAATTGACCATTCCAACCCCGATCCTTTAGTTACTTTATCTAATAATGTTCTTGATGGACCAAAGAATGACATTCCATTTTGCCATATTCTATCAATAAAATTACTAGGCACAGTCAACGGTAAACCCATACTTTTCGCAGCGTCATTAAGTATTTGCGATGCTTTAATGTTCTTGTTATAGCCAACTGATATTGTTGAATCGCGAATTTCTTGCGCACCATCACTAATTTCAAATTCTGTAATAACATCTGGCGGCTCATATCTTGACCAAGCAATGGTTACTCCACCAGAAAAAATAAGTATTGGCCCAGCATCTTGTCCATAGCCAGCATATAACAAACATTTAGTATCAGGTTTTTCAACTAACGCCCGACTCGATTTTTGCAAATTCCATATTTGTACTCGATTCTTATTTGGATTTTTCTTTGCAGTTTTTTCAATTTCAAAACTAATGCGCAATTGAGTAATCTCAATTCCGTTAGTTCCCTTACCAACTAACAAACGATATACTCGATCAAACAGCAATGTTTACATTCCTATATAATGGCCAAGTTCCTATACTCATTAAATCTTGTATTGTAAAATAAATCATTTCATATTTACCTGATGAAAATCCATCACGCGGCACCGGACCATTTCTAAAATCAGCAGAACAAACTTGAATCTCCCCTGGTGGCATATCTTGATATCTAAACTGAAAAGTTAAAGGGTAGTTAGCAGATACCGAAATCCCATCAATCAAAGTTACATAATCAGCATTCCGAATCCCCATTATCCAATACTGTCCACTGTCATTCCAATCTAACACTATATAAAACAAAATGCCATCAAGTACTGCTTCAACAGCTTGGCTATTTTCATCAGCAATTGGAATAATAAAACTCATGGCAATGTTGCCGGTCTAACTGGTGCTTGTGGTCCTAACGGATCAAGACCGTATTGACCACCTTTTATTCCATTTGCTTTAAAGCCATTAGCTAACGGACTCCTACTAGCAGAATCATCAGGATTTGCTTGACCAGTCGGTTTCTTAGTGTCTCCTGCCTTACCCTTTGCTGATGGTGCCGCTTTATCTGGTGGTAACGTTGCTTGTTTAAGCGAAACCAATTTTATTTTACGTAGCGTAGCATTTACTTGCAACCATTGACCGCCAGGATTAGTGTTTGAACGACTAACGGTTAATGTAGTAAATCCCATGTTATCATATTTACCTAATCCAGTAACAACTGAAAACATAGCTCTACTAGCTTGCATTGTTCTCAATTGATCTATAGCATTTACTAACTTTGAATAACACAACGGACCAAACTCAAATCCCCAAGTTGTGGTTGCGGATATCGCACCATTGATAGTTAGTTCTTCATTATTTGCAGTAATGTGATCAGTAATATCCCCATCGCCTGTTTCAATTGGATATTGCGTTACTTTAGTTGGTAAATTGATTTGTTCATTTGTCAACACATCTAGAAACAACAGCCCGAGTTGGCTTTGATTGTTCTGATAAAACAGACTGAATACTTGATTGAGTACCGACCCACTCACAGATTATAGTTCCTTCTTGAATACAATACATACAATTTCCATCAACATAATACATTCCATATCCATGACGAATACAATCAATGCGTCGCTGACTCAGTTCGTGGGGTTGAAGTAACGATTGTATTGGCAATTGTATCTCCTGTGCGTTTTAACACATCAGAAATTTTAGCCTGTAGTTGATCAGTAGTTAAGTTATCAAGATTACCATTCACAGTTATATTGCTTTCAACAATAGTTGGTGCATTTACTGTAGTGTTGCCTGCTCCTGGCGTTGGAGTAGCTACCGCGCCAGGAGTTACTAACGGTAATGGTTGCCCAAATTCATCTTTTCCACCACCAATAGTTAGCATATCTCTTAATGAAGTCCAAAAATCTTTACTGAATACACCCCATGGTTTAGCTTCTGGTTCTTTAGTAATATCAGGAATTACTAATGATGAATTTGCAGGATCATGCATTGATTGATATATATTAGCTAATTGTTCTGTTAAGAAAAGAACGCGATTGACCATAGGTATTTTTTGAATTAGTAGTAATGATTCTTTGGTGGCTGCTAACGCTGTATTTACGCCTTCAACTGCACCCTGAACTTTTTGAATGCTGCCAACTAAACCCAAAAATTGAAGTGTTCGCCAAATTTGAAAAGCGGCAGAAATGCCAATAACTAACGCTGATACTTCTGCGATGATTGCTTTCGGATCGGTAAATGCCAGATAAATATCTTTACCTAATTTTGCCCAGTCACCATGGAATAAATCTTCAAAAACTCTGAAACCGGCAAACAAATCTAATTGTTCAAAACTCTCTTTGAGTTTACTAAACGGACCAACGAAAGAACCAATGACTGACCCTTTACCTTGTATCCAATATACAATGTCTGAAATTGCAAGTCCAACTGCGCCAATTGCTGCGGCTAACAATAACCATGGCAAATTTGCAGCAAACGTTGCGGCAGCCCATCGTAGCATCCAATAAGTAGCTAATGTTAATTGTGCAATCAACCAAGGACCAAGTACAGCAGCTAATATAGTTCCCAATATGTCAAGAGTATTTTTCAAACCACCTAATGAACTAATCCAATATGTTAACCATTCTTTTGTTTTATCTGTTAACCATACAATAATACCACCAAGTTTTTGCGATACCGCTGTTATTTCCAAAAACTTTGCCATAGCTTTAGACATGGCACTATAAGCATAAACAAATGCAGCGCCAAGTTTAGTTGGCACTTCTTCAAATTGTCGTTGCCTCTCCGGAGTAATTTGTTGTAATGCTTTAACCAATACTTCTGTAGTAATTTTATGTGCTTTGGCTAACGCGCGTAGATCGCCTCCTTTCCCTTCTGCAATAAAGTAATCCTGCAACATACGATATAAAGTAGGTGACAAACGTTCAACGCGCCCAATAGTCATCGGACGCGCGGAGCCTAATGCAAAAATTCTATTGATTGTTGAAAATAATGCTTGTGCTTGTTCAGTAGTTGCGCGATCAATGCGTAATGCTTTATAAATATTTTCTGTTGAACTCAATAGTTGATCTTGCGAAATATTCATTTCGCTAGATACATTCAACAGTTCTTTATACGTATCCAATACGTCAGTATATGATTGTCTGGTTTCTTGCGCAATTTCAAAGGTGCGCTCCATCACATCATTTACATCATCACCACTGCGCGCAATGTTAGTTATCTGCGCACGTATTTTATTTATTTCGTTTCCACTCTCAATAAGCCCATCAACAAATTCATAAATTTTTTCAGCAGAAAATGCCAAGCCCATAGCACCAGCCAAACCAAGTGCCATTTGCTTTATGCGCGCGAAACCTACTTCATATTGTTTTAAACCAGCTTCATCTACTTTGTAAGCAAGTAGAGTTACTAGTTCACGAACAACTGCCACAGATTATAGCCTTCCAGCCAACACTAAAATAAGTAAGATAATTAGAATCAAACCAACGCCACTAAAACCATAATAATATGGATATGGATTAGGACCATACCAATTAGAATAATGGCCAGCGCCACCAAACAAAACCAAAACAATTAACAACACTATTAGTAAAGTTAGTAAGTTCATTTCTTTTCCTCCGTGGCCCGTCTTTCCATTGCCGCGCGCATATCCATTAGCGCATTCAATTTTAGTAAATCAATGATATCAACATATCCTTCTTTAACTTCTTTAACAGATATCAAACCCTCAAGTATTGGTCGCCAAATAACTAACTCTTGAATAAAATCCTCGCGCAAAACACCTAATGGACTACCGTATCCGCTTGGACCACTCCAATAAGGGTTTTGCCTCGCGTAAAAAGTTCTGTATAATTATACCTCAATACTTCAATAATCAATGATACCACATCGAAAACATTATCAGTAGCTCGATTCAAAGCCGACTCTTCAAGTTTCTCTGGTTGTTGATTCTCAATTATCACAGAAATATATTCTGGATTTAGCACTCGTTTTGCTAAATCAACAAGCGAATCACCATCCAAAGATTTTGAAATTCGTTCTACAGCAGAACTAAAAGCCTCAGTATTATCCTTTTGTTCCCTAGCTTCCATGATCGCAGTGAATGGAGCCAAGAAACGTTTCTGCACTTCACCTAATATCTTCAATGAAAGGAAAGCATCATATCTTCTAATGAAGAATTTGTTGCCATTATCCAATTGAAATTCGTGTCTGCTAGGTGCCATTTATTATGCTGCCGAAGCAAATGTATTTCCACCAATCAAATAAACTGCTGGCGCACCAGTATGAATTGCCCATGCCCTAGTTAGAATTTCTTTACCAAATTCTGCATCAGCAGGTTTTACAATCCAAGCTTGCGAGGCAGCAAAGATTGTTTCGCCACACAAATCTTGAACTAGAATTGGCAAGATTTTACCACCACAAGTCAAGGTGTCTAACTCAAAACAAGCAGATAAGAAATCATTTGCTGGTGATGTTTGTTGCAAAGTAACTGTGACGGTGCATCTACGATCTGAATTAATAGCGCGGGCAATTTCACCATCAGCACCAACTTGTGTTGTAACGCCATCATTTTGCATGACAATGCCAACAAAAGTACCATCAGCAAAACCACTAATAGGAAAGCCACCAAAAATAACCAATACTTTAGCGGCATTATAAGTGCGAGTCGCCATCTAACATTCTCCCTTTATGCTGCCGAAGCCACTGGCAAGTTTTCATAAGTTAGTGTGCCCATGATAGTAACCACATGAATTGCGCCAGCTAACCGCGCAGTGAAATACACATCTTGCAATATGCGCGATGCTTTAATGTTAGAAGGAATATTTGCTGACAATGGAACTTGAATTGTATAACTTGGCATTAGATTACCGTTAGAGTCAACTTCTTTTGGCGCAAGACCACCACGCGCAACACCCATATCCAAAGCTTGTTGCAATCGCGAACGAATAATTGCAATGCCGGGATCAGTGTATGGAATCCTGTTATTAACCATCTGTTGAAAAATTGTTACTTTAATTTCTTCACACAACCAATCGCGAAAACGAATTACATCAATCCACTCGCCACCAGCAACTTGTCCGTTTTGCGTAATAGAAATGTTGCGGAATGGTTCAAATGTATTGCCATTTTTGGCAAAGACATTTTGTGCATTACCCTCAATCATATTCAAAGAATTAACACCAGCTAACTGTTGGTTAGCCCAAGTTTCTTGACCAGGGTTTTTAGTGAAACTAACCGCAGCAATTCCAACATCAGGGAATTGCAATGGATCAGTATTATACCACCAAGCAGTGCGGAAATAATTACCATTCATCAAATGATAGGCTGTTGAAGTGGTATCAGTGCCAGGAGCATTTGTATTATTAGGATTTGACAATACAGTAACGAATAATTTTTCTTGCGCTTCTACCCAAGCAGCAATTGATACGGCGCGCGATTCATCATGCTTTACATCACAGATGCCATACCAATTATTATTTTGGTTAATGATATTAACTAGATCAGTAGGAATAGAGCCTTTATCTAACCCAATATACAATTGTGGTGGATGTGGAATTTGTGAAAAGAATGTTTGTGCTGCCAAATAAATTTGACTAGTAGGTAGGCAACCATAAATATTTATCAAATCATCTGGATCAGTAATAATAAAAACAACGTTAGTGCCTGAACCAGAAGGCGGAGTAAATACACCAAACAATAGCAAATCACTAAATGTTTCTTGGGTTATCCCAACAGTTTGCAGTGAGATAGTTACATTAACAATGCGATCAATATTAGCCATTGCTGTTTACTCCATGTGGATCAACATAAGGAATCTCAATAGTGCAAGTTTCAGTTAGTTCTGACGAATTTGAATTTGATGTTTGGCCATATGTACCTTCAACAATAACAGTGACAATAAAGCCAACATTCTCTGTCAATCGTTCTGTGTAATAAAAATCAAATTGATAAATTGCCCGATCTTCCCATTGCGATTCATTCAACAATGCTGGCACCCGCTGTAAAAACAATCGAGTGCCAATCGAAACGTCTAATTCATTTTGTTTATCCAGACTAGAATCAAATGCTAATGCAGTAGCTAACTGACTAGCAATATTTATTGAATCTGGTCCACAGAAGAATTGCAAACTAATAGTAGCACGGCGCCAGGAACTAACGCCACGATTACCTTGATAATCAACTAACGAATCAATATAATCAAAATCAGGCACATCATTACTTGTAAAATCAATCATCACATATGATTTAGCAATGCGCGATGAATTTTGACTAGACCAAATAACAGGGATATTCAATCCCAATGTTGTATTCAACACAAAATCTAACAATTCCCAGATGCCAGGAATCAAGCTACGTTCTCCATTTTATAACCTTCAATTAATTCGCAAGCCCAATAACGCCAATGCGAAACTACAGAGGAACGTAAATGTTGAAAGTTCGATTCACCAAACAACAGATATTGAGAATTATCGAACAAAAATATATCTCCTGGATATGCACCATGAAACCCTTCAATTGCTTGGTTCACACATTGCAATCTAGTGTCAGTATAAATCTTGATATAACCACTAACACGACCGCCATATGGAGTCATCGCAATTTTATTCATGTCTCCTGTTGATGGTTCCTGCACCGTGGCCATGATAATTAGCTCCTGGCCCGCAGCATCATCAACAATATACACGCCATTTGACCAATAGCCTATATTCCTACGAATGACTGTAAATGGTTTACGAAACGAAGTTGTCATGATTCAGTTTCTCTAGTTATTCTTAGTCCATTTCCACTAATAATTTCATAGTTAACAGCATTAACCATTCTGCCAGTATCTATCAAAGGTGAACTTGACCCTTTCGCTTTTATAGTTGCTGGCGCATCTGGCACTGCCCATTGTTTAGCTTGACGAATAGTTATTCGCACTTTAGATTGATACCACATGCCAATATAAGTCAATACATTATTGACTCTATATTTTCCATCAATTAATCCGCCAATCAACCGCTCAGTATAAGCATATACGCCATCTCTATAACGATCTGCTGTGGTGGCCATGAATGGACGCGCAGGAATATGTCTGGTTCCAAATTCATTCCAATATGCATAGTCAATTACTGATGTGCCTTCATAATCTACACTACCCATCAAACCAACTTTGACTCCTCTACCTTTCAATTGTTCAAAATCAAGTTTGATTCGTTGCCAGCCCATATCTTTTTCAATTACATTACTTACCATATCGGTCGCCATATGTTTAACGCTATTGGGATAACTTCAAAAGTTAATTGCGTTGCGCTTTTACATGGATCGCCAAATCGAGTCGTTATTGCCCCGACACCACATCTAACCCAAAATCTATTCCATACATCCCAAGGATCAGATGGTGGCCGATTCGATAGATTTGATAACCCTTTAGCATTAGTGCTTTGTGCATACGTTACTTGAATATCTCCTTCTCTTTCAGAAACAATAGGACCGGCTACTGGTGGCGTATAACCACCAGCCATTGTTTCGTTACGCAAAGAAACTAGATATGCAGTAAAGTATGCTTGCGCTAAATCTTGTTGACCAGTAGGTAAACACCATGGCCGTGATTCTTCTGCTAACGCAATCAATTGCGTTAGCGTATCTGGATCAACATATTGCGGGCTTTGTGGATCAAACAATTGTGGAAAAAATAACTGTAGCACCGTCACTACATTATCGTAGTTTGGCGACGGTGCTACAGTTTTGACAGTTGGATTGTCCAACGTTATTTCCACCAACTAACTATGCTGGCGATGGATGCGGCATATCTGGTTTCACTATACCAACAATTTGCCAACCATCGGTTGGATTCCACGTTGTATGCCATTCAACAATACCAGGTTTATTTGCCCCTGGTGGAATAACAATAGGATGGGAAGGCAAATCAATACCAGGACCAGGGGGCCAAACTGTAGGTGGAGGTAGTTGTGGTGGCAGAACAATTGGATGTGTTGGCATGTCAATACCGCTACCAGGGGGCCAAATTCCAGGTTTATTACCACTACCCGGAGGCATAGGACCACCACCTACACCAACGCCAGTTAGTGAAGCTTCACCAATCAAAACCACATTTTGCGTAGTACGATTATACTTATCGAAAAGTACACCACTAAACGTTAGTTCAACGGCTGCCATAACAATACTCCTTTACGATGTTAAAACAATTACTTCTTAGGCTGTTGTTGTTCCCCTTGTGCATGTTGTGGGTGTGATGGTTGTGCTGGCGGCGCATCAACTTTCTTTAGTATTGTTTGATCACTGCCAGGAACATGTTCTTTAAACATGTTTTCAACTTGCTCATTCTTTAGTGCATCATCATGCACTTCTGCTGGCAAGCCAGGAGTTAGTATTACGCCACCAACATGAATGACGCGCGCAGAGTTATTAACTACCCAAGCCATATTGTTTCTCCTAAGTAGTCAACGCAGTTAGCAACGCCAACGGATAGTAAACCTGCACACCAGCAGTTCGTGCCATACAGTTAGTCTTAATTTCCAAGTTCTCTGCTTCTGGCGGGAGTTGCGTAAACGGCATCACGTATTCATGCGCAAGATTGTCTTGCGAACGTTCATACAGCAATGCCAAATCTTTAGTGCCGTTAGTAGCAGCGTTTTGCAATTCCCAAATGTTCTCTACAGTAACGCCAGGATAGTTAGATGAAAATAGTCCCAATGCAGTAATTGGCAAACCGCCCGGACCAGTCACAAAGTTAGAAGATGCAGCGGCATACGCTTTTGGTGCCAATTCAAGAAAATTAGCAACGTGAATACCATTATTTTGCAATTGATATTGCGTCGCCAAATACACCATGTTAGCGTAAATTTGCGCACCAGTTAGAGTCTGCCAATCACCAACATTCGGCAATACTGCAAGTGGAAGGTTAGGAGAATTAAACAAACCAAACAAACCGAAGTTTGCATCACCATTCAACTTGATAGATGCAATTTTCAATTCCATTGCACGCCGCGCCATATCTGCTTTGCGTTGATCAAGACCAACGCCAGTAGCACGGCTCGCGCGCAATTCATTGACATTGAAACCATAACTATCGCCAAGTGTTTTGACAGTTACAGTTTTCTCTGCGCCACGAATATCAACGCGCGGTAGATCATCGGCATAGTTGGAAATTACTTTCGCCATGCCAACAGGATCAAACATTCTGATGGTTATCGTTTCTACCCACTCGGGAACACTAGTATCGTCTGGCACCAGACGATTAGCATTCATCATGGGGAACAAACGATCATAAGTCTTAGCTTTAATAACATCAAGCTGACGCATCAACCACATGCCAGCCAGTGGTACGTCAGCTACCGCAATATCTTCACGAAAATTCTTCGCAACAAATTCTTCTGTTACTGCCAGATCGCGTGGATTGTATTGTGAATTATCAAGAGGCATTGAAGTAACTCCCTATACCAATATTATGCTGCTAACGGATAGTGCATTTCAACAAGCGCAACGTTAACTGCTGTACCACCAAGCAAATCAAACACTGATGCTGAAGCAGTTCTAAAGATAGAATGCAAAAGCAAAGTATTACCAGTTGAAATTGCCGATACTTGACCGTTAGCTAAAACATAAACTGGCGCACCATCAAGCAGACCAGTAGTTGCGCCACCAACTACACACCATGCGCGCCCGCGCGTTAGTGTTGATACCGCATCATATTGAGTATAACCACCACGCGATGCAATCAAATGATCATGCAACGAAATGCCAACAAAGTTAGTAGTGCCGCCAGGAGCAATGATAATTGAATTAGCGGCGGTTCTAGACGCAATGAGTCCGAAACCAATTGCCACGGCTCCACAAGCAAAGGTTTCAACATTATCTTCCATAGAATCACCTTTCATGCCCGGCATCGCTTGAGCATAAAAGTATGGTGCATTATATGGAGGCGAACCACTAATTGTTTGTGACATGTTATTGATCCTTAACCAAACAGATTTTTACAACGAATGAGTCCAAGCGTTAGCAAACCAAACGCTAGTATTGCAATACTAGCGGGCTCCGGATTATTTACTACTGCATTAGCTGATATTGTACCAGCAACAGATGCATCAAATGAGCAAAGTGTATTGCCACAAATTGACAAACCGGGCGGAGTTGAAATGTTACTAAAACCAAGATTGAATGAACTAGGCGGAATCAAATCTACTGCCGGAATCACATCAGATGCCAACGTTAATGAATCTGGCGGGTTATTTACATTAACCACCAAGCCAGGACCACCAAGCGCACCCACCGCAGCATCAGTAAATGTTCCGGAAAGAAAATCAACGCCAGTGCAACCCGGACCACTAGTAAAACAAAATGATCCACTAAAATGTTGCACTGCCAAACCAAGTGCAGTTTGTGCAGAATCAGTACTGTTAGCAGTCAAATCAAAATCAGCAATAATAGGCGTAGGATTCATAAACAACTGACTAATAGTAACTGCTGCATCTACAATACTCAAACTAGTTGCAGTATCAGTTCCATTAGCAGTTGCCGTTAGTGTATTACTTGCTGAGTTTTGACCGAATGCACTAATTTGAATCGCGTTAGCTACTACGGGCGCGCAACATGCAAGTACAGTAGCAAGTAGGAATTTACGCATAGTTATTTTCCTTTCCTAGCCGGAAGATGTTTAGTGCCACGCTTCTTATCTGCTTTCGCAAAGTCTTTAGCTACTGTTTGCGGAATCCCGGCTTTCTTAGCAAAGGATTTACTATGCGCAGCAGCACGCATAAAGTTAGCTTGTGCTTTACTTTTACTTGGCATTTTCGTTATCCTGTCAATAACCACCCATGTTTAGCTAAACGAAACAAAACTATCAACAAACACAACAACACTACTATAAGTTTCAAGACCGGATCAATTAAAAGTGGGCCACGCGCCACTAACACAATCAAGTCAATAGTCCAGGCTGCAAGGTATGCAACTACGAAATAAACAATTGCAATTTCTTGCATCATATTTTACTTTTGTTCGGCATCTGCAATTTCCAAGTATGTGCCGTTAGCTATTACTTGTTTAGCATCAGACAAACAAGTATTGCATGGTTCCGCGCAAGAAACCTTATTTCTACCTAAGCACATAAAGACAGCTAGTTGCCACTCTAGATTATAGGCAACATCGCCATCATTATGCTGCGGTTTCTGCTTTAACTTCTTCACCACGAATCCGTTTCAACATTCTTTCTCTAGCTGCAACAGAAGATGGAACTTGTTCCGTATGGCTAGTGTTATTTCCACTATCCATGCGCTTAATCTGATTAGAAACTTTCTTGCTACGTTCAGATTGCATGGTCAAATCAAATGCACTGTCAACGTAATCATCTGATTTGCCATCAAGCTTTAGTTCAGGATTCAATTTGTTGATGACACTAACTTTCAGATCACGATCCGAAAGTCCATCAAACTTAACTGCATGGGTTTCAGCAATAGATTCCAAAGCAATACGTTCTTTCAATTCGCTCCTGGCGGACTCACGCACCGCTTTGATTTCTTTCTCATGGTTAGAAATCTTAGTGGTTAGTGAATCGCGTTCCGCTTCAATAGTGTCAAATCGTTTCTTCAATTCAACAAACTCATTCTTGGATTTAGTGAATGCATTAATAACTTCTGGTGAAGCAACATATTCAATTTCGTCAATTCTAACGGGAGAAAATTTGGGTTCGGTAGGCATAACATTATCCTCCAATTCAAAAAGACCATTAACTGCATCAGTAGAATCAAGTCGCAACTTAGCATTACCAGCGCGACCCTTACTAACCGTTGCTAAGTGGTTATACAAAATATTTATTTGCTTACAATCATATTGCTTTCCTTCTATTTCACCAGGGGTTTCGTCAACATCGCATGAATAACCAAGTGACAGATCCCGATTACGACCTAATGCAGAAGGGTTATGGATAACAATTTCAGCTAAAACATTAGAATCTTGGCGTTCACCACAAGTTACCACAGTTCCAATAATGTTAGAAGTATTACTTGAACTAACCAATCCATTATGCCCATTGGTAATGGGAATACCACGCAAACTTGCTAGACTATCAGTTTTGAATACTTCTTCATCCGAACGAAATTCTTTCGTTATTTTTCCATCAGATTTACGATACTCAAATATACCAGATCGCGTAACGATTGGCTTATCTCTAATCCAACCTTCACGAGTAACAGTTGCTTTCATGTCTATCAGATCATATCTAACAACACTCATTGCAATTTACTTTCAGCATGTTTATTACCAATCAAATGACCATATATTGACTGACCAACTGCCTTTTCAACAGACCAATTATATAGTTGTAAACGATTCCACAATGTATAATAATTCATTCCAATAGCCTCAGCTAATGCTGCTATTGAAATTTCTTCGCCATTAACAATAACAGTTATTGTATTTCTTCTATTTCTATTTTGAATTTTCCAATCAGACCAACTACAATTTTCTGGTGTATAATCACCAGAATTATTTTTACGTTCTAATGTGGATTTAGGATTAGGTTTCATTCCCATATCATTTAGGAAATTTTCAAATCCGTTAGAAATATTCCATTCATCACATACTTTAATTCCTCTACCGCCATAACGAGAATATGCAGGATGATTAACGTTATTGCAACGCGCTTTCATTGCATTATAAGCTGCATATTCAGAAGTCTTTACCATACCATGTTTAGGAAAAGCCATTATGCATCTTCCAATTCTACATCGGATTCATCTAACAAATCGGCAGATACATCTATTGAATCTGGCAAAACTGGTTCTGCCCAACAACGACATTGATAATCTTCACCCGGTTCATTACCATCAGTTTCATCTGGTGGTTGACCCCATTGGAAAGTTTGCCCATCTACTGCATCGTGAGTTTCCCTAACTCGTTCATCTCCAACAGTTCGCCACACATAACTGTCAATACCAGCGTCAGTTTGTCTTTCCCTAGTTAATGCACCATTCAATTTGGCAACTTGATCACGCGCAATCAATCGAGCGCGACTTTCACTAACGTCAACTCTACTAGACATAATTTCATAAATATCGTTAGTTAAGTCATCAACAGTTTTACCAGACATAAGCGCATCTATAGTTTGCTCTTGAATTTCCATCATTGTTTTGTTTGGAATATCATTGATCAATGCCGCGTTAGTATGTGCCCAATCTTTCAAAATAGGAATATAAGTAGTTGGATCTTCTCTAGTTGGATTAACTCCATACTGGGATCGAATTAAAGAACGCCATTCTTCACGGTTATAATCATTAACCTGTAACGGAACTTTAGTTGCACGAGCAAACGTTAGTTTCTTCGGATCAACCATATCCTTTGCTATCTTTTGAAAAACTTCATACAAATCATCGCGCCAAGCATCAACACGTACCACACTACCTGTAGGTAAGTGATGAATGTTAGCGGCTTCCGCAACCATATTTGGGATAGCAGGAATCATATGCCTTTTTAGTGAAAGTCTTAGCTGATGTGTTAGCCATAGCAAATTTTTCCGGTAGGAATATTCTATGCCTACTGGATATTTCATTGGCTTAATTGGTTTTCGTTTGCGTGGCATTATTAGTTGGCTTTTGATTTTTGTTAGTTGGCTTTTGATTTGCGGTTTTCTGTGCTACTCCTGGCGCATCCATCAGTGATGTGTCAACGTCATTAGCATAACCAACGTCATCACCAAATACTGGCATGTCGGTATCGAAATCAAATTCGGAATATTTGTTGACAACAATAGTTCTAACTTCTTCTGGAGTCAAAATTTGATTCGTCAATAAACTAACTAATGCAGTTACTTCTGCTGTATTCGCTTGTTGCTTTGCAAAATCAGTTTGCGCTTGTTCTAGTTCTGTTGGCAACCACAAAGGATTAAATTCAATATGCCAATCCTCCGGTGCTTTGCCACGCAACGCAGATTGAGTCCACAATATTGAAGTTAGTTTTTCTAATGCTGGTCTAGCAATAACATTTTGAATATGTGAAATCACGCCATAGTAAGATTCAAGATCGCCACTGCCAGTTTGATTAAGTCCGCGCGTTGATTTACCAAACAAAATAGTTATTGGAATACTTGATGATGCTGCTAACGCAGTTTGAAATTCATCTAACATTGCTTGAACGCCTTCCATACTGGCGTTCATTACTGTATAGCTATCAGTTTTATCAACTACAACTGAGTTCAAATTGCCTCTAACCAAATCAACTAAATTAATTCGTTTCTGAACTAAATGATCATCGCCTTGAGCAAACATGTTGCCCAAGCCTTCCATTTGATATACACCTTGTTGTTTGCGTTCTAACAAACGTAATGCCCAATCCAAACCTTGCAAGTAACGCGAAATGTCAACATAAACCGCATCAAGTATTGAACGGCCCGCCCATGGAATACGATTATAGTTTAAAATTCCTGCTGGCAATGGATCGCCGCCAACTGGAATCAATCTGCTTTCGTGTACTTGAAACGCCGCCATGTTTTGCGGCGCAATAGTGTAAACTTCAATTTTACCAAACGTTGTTGGGTCTATAATGTTATTATAAATAATGTCAGTTGCATGTACACAAGTCAAATCATAAACTCTAATTTCCTCAATTGAATCAATGTTATTCAAATTCAGCGGATCAATTAGATCGCCACCATCTTTAGCGATTAACAATAAAACTGCGCCACCATACAATCGTGCCCATCGAATCACATCAGCCATTCTTGTTAACACTTGCAAACGATCATATTCGTTTGCCATCAGTTCTTCTTCATCTTCCTCAATTTCAACCCCACGCTGAAACGAATCATCAGCCGGTCGATCAACTATCTTTTGCGCTAATCCATTATTCAAATATAAATTGGTTAGATGATAGTTAGTAAATCTGAACTGTTGATTCCAGTTACTATAAAATGGTTGCTGTTGAAATGTTGACTGCGTGCGATCTAACCCTGGCGTATTCAAGCCAGATAGTAAATTCATAAACGAATCACTACGAATATCATTCATGATGACAACGCTACCCAACGATCATAATTAGAAACTGTGTTAGTTAGTTCAAGGAATGCACCGCTACTGGCGTCAACATAATCATCATGGTCCGATGATGGAAATGATTCCATTTCGCGTAAGTAATCACGATTCCACTCACCAGCTACAATATCCACATTGCCAGCTTGCCATTGGGCTGACAATGGTTCCGCGCGCGTTTTCTTTGGCCCGGTTTCTCTAATTGACTTAACTATAAACCCTGCCAAATAGTTAGTTAGTGAAACCACTTGATCTTTGCCAGCTTGGCCAGGGTCTTGCGGAATTATTGTGGTAACTCTGTTATAATTTGTACGATCTTGGCCAGCAATATTACGAATAACATCACGCACAATATTAGCAGGCTTCCGCAAACTAACACCATCAGCAATAACAAATCTCCCGTTTTCCCGTCTACCCATCAATATTGATGCCGTTGCGCTAGGTGACGGATTATCTTCACTTGGTTCTGTAGCTGCTAAATCCCAGCGTCTAACCCAATGCCTAACATCAGTAGGCGCAGCTTCAACAGTTTGAGTTTTCAACGATGGAAAATACGAGCCTTTTTGCGGTTTGATTTTCCAGTTACCATTTAACAAACGTTCGCGTTCCACGCGATTCAATGCTGTTAGATTGGCTTTATAACCCGGATCAGCATTCAACAGAATTTGGTTATCATCTAACGTTGCAGGAATGAAGGTAAATGACTTGGATTCCAAATTCGGAAAATCTAACAACAACTCCTGGCGCGAGCGCGCCCATATTAGTTTTGAATCCAAGCGTACAAAATATCTAACTATCCCTGAACGTTCGGAAATTGGATAACCAGTCTCTTGGTCAATATACCAATCAACTAACTCAGCAACCCAACTATCAGCATCAGGATTACAGGTGGCACGGATATAGGGAATAACTCCACAAGTAGAACGATTGCGCGATAACATATACCAAAACTGATGCGCAGTAAAATGTGTTAGTTCATCATAACCAATTAACGGAATCTGCGAGCCTTGCCAATCGTTGACTGCTAACAACGTATGCAAGTGTGAAAATGTTATGGTAGCGCCAGATTCAAACGTCCATTGATGTTGTGGTGAGAACTTTGGCAATCCACCAATTTCACTATAAATCTGTGCGCTAGTATCAAACAAACCACCTTCATTGGTGATTTGCACTGCTTCACGGCGAAAAATCACTGCACCATATTCAGGGTTATCAATATGCCGCGCCGCTTCTAACAGTAACGCATAAGTTTTACCGCCACCAGCAGCGCCACCATAAATAGCAATATCGGCCGCAGTCCCAATGAATTGGGATTGCGGGCCAGGCTGCGCCCGAAATGGTTCTAGCTGTTGGCCATCATACATCTTGTTAGTCCAAAACTAAACTTTTCCGCCAATTGGCGGAAAAGTTTAGTATTATGCTAACGCTTAGAATGCCTCTAACCACCCGAATCCACATCAATAACCGGCCCGCGATGTTGCACTTGCCGATTATTATTTTCCAATATCACTACTCGTTTGCTTGTATTGCTTTCACTATTATCAATAGATACGTTAACTTGTCGCATCGGTTTACCATAACCACGATCTAAACAAATCTGTGCAGCATGGAGTCGAATCATTATATCTTCATCTTCAAGTGCATCATCTAACACTTGCATGATTTTTGGCGCACGCTCGCGGCACCCTTGCATCATGTCGCGCAAGGTGGTCAGTCGCGCAAGCTGCTGGCGAGGCTCGAATCCATCGGGCATGTTAGAATCCTTCTTGCCACGGAAATCATTCCGAAGTCAAGCCTGTCAAGCCGCACTGACCATCACGTTGCTGTGAAGCATCCATTTGCGCATGTCCGCATACAACTTTGCATCGTTAGTATATAATCGCATTTTTTCCATATAGAAAGTTTGCTTGTTTAACTGCAACCAATTACGCCAATCATTGAATACTATAAAACCATAACCAACAAAATCATCACTATGATTCAATAACCCATAAAACAAACAACACAAACCACCATTCATTTGCCACTTAGCAAACCACGCTGCCTGCGCAGCAGTAAATGTTGCAAATGAAAATTGATTCTTTTTTCCCATTGTTATTAGCTTCAATTCAACAGCTACAACTTTACTGTTAGGCAATTGAAGCAAACGATCTGGAGACCCAGCGCGATTGCCTTGACTAATTGACCAGATTTGATAGTCAGAAAACAACGTCCCAAAAAAGTTTCCTACATGCACTTCACGCATGGTTAGCACTCCTGGCGCGCGCCCCGCGCATTAGATGTTCTACCATTGTTCACGCTCCTGGCGAGTCTTACACTCGACCTTTGTAAGGAGAATTTTTACCCACCATAAGTCATTGATAACATAGCCAAAAAAAACCTTACACTCTTACACGAAATTCGGTACCCTTCTTCTTACTATATAATATATTTTAAAAAACCCCTCTTTTTTCTATATTGAAGTTTCTATCTATATAAACAATGTAATAGTGTAAGATAGAACAATTTTCTAAGCGATTTCAATGGGTTAGCGTCCTTACATCCCTCAAATTCTGAGATGTTTGTTTCGGTATCAATGTAATAAATGAACGCGCCAGGAGCGCGTATTTTATTGTTCATCGTCGCGTTCCAGTTTGGTTAGCAATTCTTCAAACTTTAATTTACCAACGTAATAATATTTTCTAACAGTATCAACACCATCTTTTTGTAAATGCTTAGGAACATATCGCACAACATTATCAAACTGAAAATATTTCTTCAATACATGAATAATATCCTTCTTATAAATATGCAATTTTTCAGGGTTAAACCACCGTGCGCTTTCAATCCATTCTAAACACTGCGGAATAATAAATCCATCATCAACTTCATTCTGCCGTAGTTTCAATTCTGTTAGTAATGTATGGAACATTAGTGGTTTCGTTTCTCTTGGCTCAACTTCTGTTCTTCGTAAATTACGTTCTGCTTCTGTTAGTCGTGGTGACACTCCCATTTCCCACAAATATTTCGCTTGTGCATATAACTGTGGGATTTCAAGTTCTAATGCGTCTAAATCAATTTCTCTAGCAGCTAAGTAAATTGGATTGAACCTAGTATTACTTGGTTCATTGCTGTTAGATGATGGTAAATAATTGCCAGTTTCATTGGTAGTTATAATCAAAATGCCTACTCGCGCTGTATATTCAACTTCATTCTGATGCATCGCGCGATTAGCATCATGGGTGTTAGTTATCCATGCTTTCAGTACATCGCGATCACGGGATTTGATATTACCACCTTCTGGCATTTCAACAATTGGTTTACCCGCAATTTGTCGAGTGATTTCATAACCCTCAGTATTTCTGTTGAATTGAAATTGAATATAGAAACTTGGGTGCAGCGCCAGAAGCCTACATAATCTTGATTTGCCACTTTCTTCTGGACCCTCTAACACTACTACGCCACGATAATCATAACCCGGATCAAAACAACGCGCCATTAAGCCAAGGAATAGTGAATGGCCAACTACGTTAGCCCATTGCTTATCTCTTGCGCCAGCAAAACGATAGAGAAAATCCATGCGATCTACATGGTCCCATTCTGGCAATCCATTTGTTAGAAAATCTTGGTATAAGTTAATAACATTTTTTCGCGCAGCAACAAGCATTGCATCTTTTAATGCCTGCCATCTAGTTTCACCACGGAAAAAATTAGAGAGATAGTCTTTCAATTCCGCCAATTGATAAGTAGTGTTTGCATTATAATATCTAACAAACTTAGTTTGCTTAATGGCATGATCATCATAATATTTTATTTCGAAATAATCTCCTTTGAGATGGTGATTCCACGGTAATTCCATACCATTATAAATTTCATAATAACACTTGCCAGAAAATTCGTCATACACTAACGGCACCTTTTTACTCTGTAGTAATACCATTTGAATATTACGTTGCGTAGGTAATGGAACGCCATTGTTATCAACTTCAAAATTGATTTTGAAACTAGGATCAAAATGGTCATGAAATTTTTCGTGTAGTTTCCTGTCATTTTCAATTTTGATATCAGCTTTAATTGATTCGCGAATAAAACTTTTACTTCTACCATTGCATACGTTCAAAATGTCTTTGACCGCTAACCTATATTGTGGCGGATTGTTCTCTAACAATTCTAATAGAAGTCTGATAATTATTTTTTGCTTTGAACGATACCAATTGATAATATCTTGCGCATTTGTTTGCTCTTGAATGTTAGTAATAATTTCTTCAAAAGTAATAGTATCTTCACTCATTTTACATTCTCCCGATATATTGCTTGTTTTCCCATCTTGATACCATCTAAGATGGTTTGCATATCTTTCTTGAAATTACGCTGGCCACTCCAATCATTGCAAGAGTCATAAGCCGATTCAATCGCTTCAATTTCATCTAACACATTTTGACCAATTAGTTTACCTAACAAAATACAATAGCCAAACAGCATGTTGTGACGTTCACCAGTACCAAGTCTACCAATTTTGAAATATAAGCTTTCAGAAATTCGCTTGGCACTTTGCTTGGTATATCTAACTTCTTCATCAATAATGCGGCGTGGTGGCGGCATAGTAACCGAAACACCTTTCGATTCACCACCATACCACAAAATACGTTGCTTTACCGGGTCAGTTATACCAACAAATATAGGTGCCGCAGTATAAATTGGTTGTATTGGATTGAACAACGTTAGATCAATAGCTGCGCCAGGAGCATCAGCTTTTAACCAAGTTTTCAATTCATAATTACTGACCGGACGATCGGCCCAAAAGAAAACGCGCATTCTAATATCGGGCTTAATGCTATAACTAGCTGATGCAACAGCGAAACATTCAGCCACACTAAATGGCAACGGTAATTTCATTAATACATTATTCAAATGTGCTTGTAGATTCCATTTCCAATCTTCGTGATAACCCTCCATATCACCTAATTGATCATCATCAAATTTGGTAGATAATCCATCAATATCTAACGCAAACCAGTTTTGATCTTCTAGAACTAACGTAGCTTCATCACCAACATATTTTCTAACTACATGTTTTCTATTATTCATATCTTTAACCCGCGCACGTAAGAAACAGCAGCGCGGTTTAGCTAACATCCTTTGGCTTAGTAAAAACAGATCATGTAAATTCCATATTTCAACTTCATAAAAGTTGAAATATTTAACGCGATCATATGCAACTTGATGGTCAGGAAAATTGCGTTTGGTCAACACCAAGTTCGGCGAGGCAGCTTGCGCGACTGTGACCATATTGGGCTTGACACTGGCGAAATTGTCACTATAAAGGGAGTCAGACATGGTGGCGTCCTTTCGTTGCTATGTTAGACATTGCGGGTGTATCCTCGTAGTGTGGCGTTAGACATTGCGGCTTCCTTCGCTGGGTATGACGTGATGTTCGTTGCGTTCCTGTTGTATGCTCTTTCATGCTTTGTTCCATGGGCATGTTAGGGATTTGCTTACTACCCTTAACTGCGCTCCTGGCGGTCTTTCCCTCGCCAGGAGCGATTTTTAGGGGAATTGCAAGCCTAACATAACAACACTGTCACAGGCAAGCCATAATCGTGAATCGTAATAACTACGATGACGAAATCTGTTATCTATCCCAAATCACCAATTGATAGTTTGATAATACTATGGGCTTGTTGTGTTATTGACTATTACAAAGATAACCGTAAATTATTAGCGCCACTTTATATGCGCCAAGAATTAGGTGAGGAAGCGCAACAGTTGTTCGCTGATGCCTGTTATCTTGCTGATGGTGTTTTCCTTGACACCTACAAAATGCAGCTAACCAAACGCGGGCAATTTATCTGTGATAACTGGCAAGTTATCAGTGACAGGATATTTAGAGTCAATGCTAACCCGCATTAACTTTACTAACGACTATATTTACCGCCGCGTTGTTTAGTTGATTTTTCCAGCGGAATGATTGGTTCGCGCCGTGGAAACAATTCACGATGCCTGCGAATTAGTCCAGCTAACGCGCCAGGAGTTAGCAATAATTGCTTGGCAATTTTTGGCGTGGTAATGCCATTATTCCAAAGTTGAATTGCTACTTTCAATTTGGCTTCCGAATGCACTATCCTCTTGTCTGTCATCGTAATAACACTCCGTACAGAGAAATATATACTGACACTCGCCTGGACACTCTAACTCTGGAAATTGCCAACATCGCGGCAATTGTTGTGGTTTAGCAGCAAACATATTGGGATGCCGATGCACCCAAATATCAAACCGATTAAGGGTAACTCCAAGTTTGTTAGCAATTACTCGTTTGCTAACTCCATTAGTCCATAGCTTGGCAGCATATTCTATTCGAGTCATGGCGCAATCTTTACTAACCGAACTGTATTTTCAAGTCGGCAAATCAGTGCCTCACGTCCACTTTGCAACATTTCTCCTGAAATCAAATCATATTCAGTAAGGAATTTATTGTCAGTAGTGATCAACACATCTACAGCATAGTTTTGTGCCTTCCACAAGAATACAAAGAAATCACCTTCACTGTTAGCATACACATCATAATATTCAGGATCGTAATCAACGACTAGACTAACGATATCACCAGCAAAGTTGCGATTTGATTCTGGACATAGTTGGCAGAGATTGCGCAACACATCGGCAATCGGGCGCGGATTCGTATCGTTAGTTTCAAACATTCCACACTTATAAACGCTACCGTAATCAAACAATGCATACCACCACAAGCCACGCACATTGCACTTCACGCACCGTAACAACGTCATCAAAGTATAATAAGCATCCCGGTGTCCGTTCCATCCTGCGTCGCCAGGAGCATTGCTTTCATTGTTATACAATGTAGGATGAAATTCAGTTAGCATAACTTCATGATTAATATATGCAGTCCACAAGCCACCAATATAATCAGTTACGCTAGTGCCGTTACCTATAATATCAGGATTCCCTGGCGGATAATAATGTCCGTTTGCATATTGAATAATACCAGTAACTTCAATCATGCGTGAGTCAAAATAACCAGTAATCCAGCCTTCGGGATGCGGCATTCCTGCCACCACACTAGGACTCATTGCTTGGTTATTATAGCCAAAGATTTGATGTTGAATTTCCATAGTCTGATCTACAGGAATCATTCCTTGCCCGAAATCAGTGTTTGGTTCATTGATTCCTTCTAGATAGCTAACATAACCACGGCGCCATAACTCAATCATTGTTGGCACATCGCCAACAGTGCCGTTAGCACCAATGCACATAGTTATATCAATGTGCGGAAATGCAGTGCGAATTTGTCCTAGCCAATTGGTCTGCATTTCAATTTTATTGGCGTAATGATATTCACGAATGCCAATGTGATAGGCATTATCGCCAACAATATAGCGCAAAGCTTTAATAACAGTTTCGGGACGATAATCTGCGGGCCAGGAGCCCCATGTATTGTGTTCGTCCAAACTTGAAAATGTGTTGACGCCTAACGTTTCAATCAACGTTGCAATTGGCTTGGCATCAACTAACGGTAAATCATTGTCTCCTTCATCAGTGTCCTCATTAAACACTTCTTGTTCAAGTTCAGTGGTTCGTTCTTCAAGTTTAGTAACTCGTTGTTCAATAGCACCAAATTCTTCTTCAAGTTCAGTGGTTCGTTCCTCAACTTGAACAACTCGTTGTTCAAGTGCATCAAATTCTTCGCGCGTGACTTTATCACTCATAGCTAATCTCCCCTATCCAGTTCCGTTTCACCATTTCAACAAAACAACGTCGGGTTATTTCGCAGTCAACATCTGCGGAGTGGGCGCCAACAAAATTTTCCATAAACATATAGAAGTATAAATCTTGCAAGTTGTAACGTTCACCAAACTGTTGCAATGACACTTCAATGGTGCAAACCGCGCCAGGAGCAAACGGAAAACTCATATGTTTTCCGACTCTAACTAACTCCCAGTACAACACTGACTTGTCAAACATCAAGTTTTGGCCAACCAAAAATTTGCTACCGATAAAGAAATGATTGATTTTGCCGAGTGACTGAATGAACGGACTACAACCACTAACCATGCTGTCAGTGATGCCGTGAATTTTGGTGGCTTCTGGCGGGATTTTGATTGGCGGTTTGAATCGCATGTGTAACTTGTCAATTTCGTTAAGCTTCATATCTAACTTGATTGCTGACAATTCTAACAGATATGGCATCTGCTCCACACCCGCCGCTTCCGGCATTAGCAAACCTGACGTTTCAGTATCGAACACAATGATGGTCATGTTGATTTACCAATATCTTTAATTTCAATACCCAAATTACTTTCAACATTAGCCATTCTAATATTAAAGTTAGCTATGTCACTTTTGATTTCAAATAGTACCTGCATAATCAATTTGAATCTTACTTCCCAATTATATTCTTCTGATGTTTCACATGGTTTGTGTAGCTTGTTTTTTTCAATAAGCTTTTGATTAGCAATTTTCCATTTTTCAATATCTTCGCGAAAGTAAATTGCTCTACTTCGCTTTCCATTTTTATTTAATTTAACGAATGGTGGTCCGTTAATAGTAGATTGCCAATAGTAAAGTGTTTTAGAGTTAATATCCAGGTATTGTGCAACTTCATTTAGAGTCATCATATCTAACTGCTTTTCTGACATTTCATTCCTCCTTTATAAACGTTGCATACAGATCAACCAATGCATCCAGCATTCGTTCTATTTTCATCAGCTTGGTTAGTGCATCAAGCGACTCTTTTTTTACTGCCCGAATTACGTCCATATCATTAGTCTCCCAATGTTGTTCACTACACGCAACAATTAAGTTTTGCATTCCCCTAATCGCTTGGTTAATATCTAACCCAAGTTTGCGATTTCGCATTCGCAACCGATATTCAAGTTGTTTCTGCGCTGTATCATCTTTGTTAGTCAGTGGTGCCATCTTCCCACTGCCATGTTTTTTGCTCTTCAAACTTGAACATGTAACCACGCTTGAATTGCAAATCCCATGGTTTGCTAAATGCACGCTGATATGCAGTGCCAAGGATTCGCCTGCTGTTGTCACTTATTCTAATGTCACCAAAATTCTTGTCAGCATAACCAGCAAACTCAAATTCTTTAGCTGAGAATTTATCCTCATGCAAACGAATGTAGGCAAGAAATTCTTTGAGTTTACGAACTTGTTCTCTGCCTTCAAGTTTATTATAAGGAATTTTTTGACCCTGCTTACGAATTTCTTCATCTGAAATGAACGTGTCAATCTGCACTACATTTTCAGTTTTGCCAAACTCACGTTCCGGCGCATCGTTACTGGCCGGTTCATCATAGTCATCAAGCAAATCATCAAGTTTCCTATCCATGGCAATTAGTTTTTCATCAATCCTAGTCAACCGGCTTTCCATTACTGCCAGTCGATCGTACGTTGTGTCAGTTTTATTCATCGTAGTTTCCTTTTACAAAGTGGTGCGCCAGGAGCAATATTCCTGGCGCGTGGTCCACTAACTAAAACGTTTCTTCACTCGTGGTATCTTGCGATTCAGCTTTGATATCGCCAGACTTATAGTTATCGCGGAACTTGATTGCCTGCTCCCAAATTTCTTTGCCATTAACATGTTCCATGATGGAAACAGCTTTTCCATCTTTGCTAACCAAATCAACATGCGGCAGAAACCAATGTCCCTTAGCGTTCTTTTCTTCTACTACAGTAACTTTATACTGATAGTAGAAATATGCTGGCGTTAGCATACCTTGTGAAGTTTTGAGTTTGGGCGCATTCTGCAACATGTTAGTCCATTGCCGCGCTACTTTAAGTGCAGTGCCAGCGAAGGGAAAAATACTTGATTCAACATTGCCATCTTCTTTCAATTGAAGAATAGCAAAGTGTCGCGCTTTGAGAATCGAGTGCCCATCTTTCGTTACTGGTTGATAAGCATAGTGTTGATCAACATTGCACAATGCCTGCCAACTAGCTTCATCAGCACCATGATTCTTGATAAAGCCGCCACCTTCATTGCGTGGTGTCCACTCAGTATAATTCCACTCACTCAAAACACAGATGCACTTGAAACCAGTCTTGCCATCAATCAACGTTCCACTGGCGAAATTATACATCATGCCAGCAGTTGCACCTTCTATGCTGCGCAATTGCGGACTCAAAGGTTGCAAAATTCGCGTGAATGGAATCACGCTTTCATCAACTTTGAATCCTTCATTAAGTTTTGCCTGCTTAATGAAATCTTCTTCGCCTATAACTGACGGTAAATTTTCACTGTCAGAGTCAAAGCGAATTTGCTTCTTTTTCGTTGCCATTAGCTTATTCCTCTATGTTAGTTTTGTAGGTACGGAACACTTCAAACAGTTCTGTTGGTATTGTCTCCCCATTTTCTTCCATCTCACGCGCCCACCTGTTTAGAGTTTGTGGATGGATAGTTTTACTATCCACATATGCAAACCCCATTTCCTTGATCCGCGCCAGTAGCGCGCGTCTTTTCTCTTGCGTAGCAAACCTGCCGACTTCAATTTCTACTTTGCATTTCATCAAGCCTTGATGACCGTTAGTATTCAACCATTCATCAGTATCATCGGCCCGATGCTTTAGCATACGGCAAAAGATAACTGGCTTGACTTGTATTTTAGTGCCATTCACTAACCGAAATTCCGACATGCCGATGTTGTGCATCAACTGCGGAATTTCAACTTCGGACAAATAGACAAATTGTTTCTTAGCAGCATCAAGTTGTTGTTCAAGTTGGTCAATAAGATGTTTGTTATTGACCAATACCGCAGCAACTTCTGCAATTTTAGTTAAAGCAGCATCACTAGGAATTGGTGTCTCTACGTATTGATCGTTATCACTATTCATCTGTTGTTCTCCATGTTATATTCCACACCACACTTGTTGCAGATTCGTTTGAAAACCACTTCTTGTTTGTCAGATAATTTGTCTCTGGTTTTAGTTATTATGCTAGTTAGAAATTCAATTTCCCACTCAGTAAGAAACTTGTCATTGATGCATTCCTTAGCAGCGTCGCGCCAGGAGTAGATGAATGACGCCACGCCTACAATATCAGCCCATCTAACTGCGCCTTTATCCATAATATCCTTGGCTCGATTCAACGCGGCTAGTCGTTCACCATCGAATGTAGCACGAGTCGCTAACTCTAGGATCACGACTAGCTTTCGTTTCTGACTAGTATCAAGTGGCATTTCATTCGCTTTTGGCTTCTTTCATTGCATGATGCCATAATGCATGGGCCGCTTTACATGCTGTCTGCATTGCTAACGTATTTAGTTCTGGTGGTGGCACCATACTCTTACCTGATTCGGTAGCGTCAAATTGATATTGAAGTGCCCAGTTAGCATATATTGGTGCTGCCATCAGCGCAATCATTTCATTCAGTTCCATTGTTATTCTCCTGCATCTTCATACAACCAATCATGAATTGTTTTTGCTTTTCCGATTGTTAGTAGTTCACGAAACTGATCCGCTAAACTTTCCTTTGAGTTTAGCGCCCGCAAAATCCTACTGTCAATCTTTCCTCTAGTAATAATGTCGTGATAAGTAACTTTGTTAGTTTGTCCGATTCTATGGTTGCGATCTTCCGCTTGCAGTCTATCGGTACTGCTCCAGCCATTACTATAAAATATCGTAGTGTTAGCTTCGTTCAAAGTTAATCCAGTGCCACCAGTCTGCACCGTTATAACTAACGCTTTGATGTTAGGATCGCCACGCCAGGAGTTGATTTGTTCAAGTCTGTTTTCAATTGCGCCAGTAATACCAACGGATTGCATTCCATTTCTAGTTAGTTCTTCAACTACTAACCAAACATCGCGAATGAAACGACAGAATACGATTACCTTGCCACTTGTTGATTCCGCCAACTCACTAACCAATGCAGCGCGATTGCTTGGGATATCTTTCTTCACATCTTCGGCAGAAAGATGCCCACACAATACTTGCTGTAATCGCATCAACTTGGTTAATGCCATGGTAGTATCTACCAACACACCTTTTTCAATTTCATATAACATTTCTTCTTCAAGTATATTATAAATAGTTTCTTGTTCTCTGGTCATTTCAACATGATGTTGAACATAAACTTTATCTGGTAAGTCTAAGCATTCATGCTTGCGCTTTTGATACGCATACGGTGCAATTTTAGCGGCTAACATTGCTTGATTTTGATAACCAATAATCTTGCGATTTTCAAAACCGCCCATACGACAATACATACCTTTGAATGACGTGACACCACGATGACCAATAATAACCCAATTCAAAAACTTGAATTGCGCGTATAGATTCTCTAACCCTTCTTGCGCTTCCGTGCCAGTAGCAATCCGCCTAAACTTAGCATATTGACCATAAGAAATTGCATATTTAGTTCTGATAGCAGACCAAGATTTGATTTTATGACTTTCATCAATAGCAAAGTATATTTTGCTCCTGGCGCGCAGGAGTCGGTATAAATAACTTTGACCCTTCTTGCTGCTCAAAGCTTCAATGTTCATCAGGAACACTAACACTTTGCCAGATGCAATAATATCGCGCGTGTGCTGCTCTTGTCTGGCTTCATCGTTACGGGATTTGTAAACTTGAATTTGCCAACGTTGATAGTTAGGCGGACCATGTAATTCAAACTGCTCTTGCCAATTTTCATGCACTTGGTTTGGTGCCAAAATAACTGCGCAATTGATCAAGTCACGTTCGATTAAGTTAGTGATTTCATCAACAATGATCTTTGACTTACCAGTGCCTTGTTCTAGAAAAAATGCAAACTCAGAACAACCCCACGCGCGTTCTAACGCTTCGCGTTGGTGTTCATAGGGATGCGTTGTATATACTAACTCTACTGTGGTTCGCATATTATTTCCTTTTCCCTGCTATTGTTTCCACTTACTCTACCTGAATTTATGTGTAGTAGTGGAGAGTTATCGGATACCTATGAGCTTGGCTAGTCCAAGTATCCATAAAATTCCCAGCCCCATTGATGCCTGTCCAAGAAAGTACGGAAGCCAGAAGCAGGTCCACTCGTTCATAGCTGTTTCCACTTCTCTATGTATAACCTACGTTTACCATTAGACATTGCGCCACGCAACAGGAACCAATCATTGGCATTCTGTTTAGTTAGTGGTTCACCTAATCGAGCATAGTATTTGCGTGGCACCGTGGCCGCGATTACGTCAGTATCATCTTCTAACATCAATGTTAACCACTTATCGTCAGCAACGCGCATATTGCCGCGCTCAATTAGAAATTGAGTTTCGTTCAAGGAACGAATTTTCCAGCTAATGACTCTACCTAATATTGTATAGCTACCTTCAATATCATCAATATCAGCAATATTCCACAACTTGTTATAAATACCATACTTCTTAGGATCAATGTATAGATCAGCGAATCGACGCCGCGCTTCAAATACGTTATCGTAAGGTGTGGTTCCTTCCGCCAGCAGCTTGCATTGACGTTCTGTAAATCCAATGTTTTGTTCTCGACGTTGCAATATAGCTTTAGCTAACACATCGCCAACACCTTTGATGTTAGTCAAGCCACCAATTAGTTTGTTATCCTTAACTGACCAACTGTATTCGCTTAACTGCGGATCATATGGCACAAATTCAATACCGATACGATCTAATTCACGCAAATATTGTTTGATTGATAATGCGTCTTGCACATGCTTTAACGTAGCTAACGCAAACTGCAATGGATAGTGTGCTTTTAGAACCATGCACCAATAACTAACCGTGGCATAGGCAACAGAGTGTGATAAATTGAAAGCGTAATCGCCAGCAGAATTAACAGTTTCCCATATGCTCCTGGCGGTCAGTTCGTCAATGTTGTTCGCTAACGCACCAGTCTTGAATTTATCCCAAAACTGCGCATCAAAATATTCCATCCCAAGTTTCTTGTTGATGCCACGCCGAAACAACGTCACATCTTCCCAATTCATCAAACCAATATCGCGCAGAATCCGCAACATCTGCTCTTGAAATACAATCAACCCATAAGTGTCGCGTGTGATATCAGCTAACATATCATGCAGCAATTCAACTGGCTTCTGCTGCATTCTCCTGGCGCACCACTCATAAGCCGCACCACTAATCAATGGTCCGGGTCTAGCTAATGCAGTTAGTGCTGCTAAATCAGTAAACCGATCTACTGCTACTTTGCGCGTTAAACCTTGTAATGCTTGACCCTCAAACTGGAACACTCCACAATATAGTTTGTCGCGTAATACTTTGAATGCTGCCGCATCATCTAACTGGTGCGCCAGGAGCGTGCTATGATTCCAACCAATTTGTTGCAAACAATCCGCAATGATAGTTAGTGTGCGCAAACCTAAACAATCAACTTTCATTAAGTTGATGTGTTCAGCATCATATTTGTCAACATGCACTGTATTGTTGCGCACATCTCTAGCGACATAATGGTTAATAGGATCGTTAGTAATAACAACGCCAGCAGCATGGGTACTATGATGCCGTGCATGGGCTTCTAACCTTTCTGCTACTTTGATTGCCGGAAATTTCTTTATAAACGCTTGACCAATTTCAGTATCACTAAAAGTATCGGCAACGCAATTATCAGCGCGGTAGTCACCTTCCGCGCGCTTGATAATTGAATTTGCAATTTGTTCGGCATCCCAACGTGGAATCCTAACAACTTTGGCGGTTTCTGCAATTGCTGACCTACCTTTGTACCTGGTTACAGTACCTAACCGCGCCACTTTGTCCGCACCATATTTGTCAATCAAATAACGAAATACTAAATCTCTCTTATTGTCTTGAAAATCAATATCAATATCAGGCAAGTCACTACGAGTAACATCAATAAACCGTTCGAATATGAGATGATGCGGAATAGGGTCAATATCGGTAATGCCCAACAGATAACATACAAGACTGCCACAACTAGAACCACGCGCTGGGCCAACCAACATTTGCTGTTTGGCATACTGCACCATATCCGCAATAACTTTGAAGTAGTCAGCAAATCCCTTGTGTTCAATCAAAGTTAGTTCGTGTTGCATACGCTCTAAGTAAATGCCTTCAAGTTTGATTCCACGAATTGTTGCGCCAATAGTGCATAGTTCAAGCAAACTACGTTGCTCAAACGATTTGATGTTAGTTGCTTGCGCCAGTGTGGCGTTGCATTCTTCTGCTAGTTGATCTGCCAACGCAAAGTTTGCGTTAGTCAGATATCGGCAATCATGCATTAGTTGAAATCTATCCATGATGTGCATGGCACTAGGACGATTGAATGCATTCCTACCTAACAACACTTCATAAATATAACGATTTTCTGGCCGAATCATAAAATTATCCGATACTGGAATCGCAGGACGATTCAACAATACTGGATTCGTTGCTGGATGCGCTTCTATTATTACTTTGCTTGGTAACTGCGCATTGTATTGGCCAATGCCGCTATTGCCTGACAAGATCAATACGTCAGCAGACAATGATTCAAGTTTGCTAATTGGTAGTCGCGGCACATAATGCGCGTTAGCAGTAGCTTCTTCAACTGCGCTATAAATCTCACGCAAACCGGCATCACTCCTGGCCAGGAGTGCTAACCAATAAAATTGTGGTCGTTTTGGTTTATCTGCAATATCACTAACGAATGCTAATTCAACACCAAATATTGGTTTGATAGCAGCCGTATTGCAATGTTGATTCCACTGGATATGACCAAAAGTGGAACTACGATCTGTTAGTGCCGCACACTTACAACCTTGCGATTGTAAGTGTGCGACTACTTGTTCAATTGGTCCGTAAACCGCACGAAAACTGTATTCACTACGTATCTTTAGTTGTGTTAGCATTGCTGTCACTCATGTATTCTATTTTTCCGCTGTCACTTATTTTTAGTAGGCTATAATACATACCGCGTTTATCTTTAACGGCCCACTCAATTAAACTATTCTCTAACAGAGAGTCAACTTCACTACAATACAGTTGATGCCAACTAATCGGCCCGGTCATTAGCATTTTCAGAATCCACCGTTCCTTGTTGTTCAACTGGCGTGGATTCACTAACTTCTTTTTTCTTGCCGTTACCTTTTCCGTTTTTTCCGTTCCGCTTTGCTTTTGCAGGAACGTTACTTTCGACGCTGATTTCTTTGCCAACTTCATTACCCCAATAGTACCAATAATTTCCCTCGTGGTTAGTGCGCCGTGCAAACATTTCTAACTTTGGCACATCAGGATACATCTTGGTAATTGCTTCGGCAAAAACTTCGGGCTTAGTACTATGTTCGCCTTTAGTTGATGTGGTTAGTTGGTCAAGTTGTTCGCCTAATTCTGGACCATGTGTTTTACTACCTTTGCGCCCAACTAACAGCACTTCAATAGTATTACGACTCCAGTATCCAGTGCCAGGATTCATTTTATTCCAAAAGTAAGCTGATGAATACTCGAATCCCCAGCCATCAAGTATTTCAATTGCTGCTGATAATTTAGCTACTGTTGTCCACAAGAAACAAACGCAATTTTCAGCCGCCGGTAATTCAATACCGCGGATATCATCATCACTCATAACTGGATAATGATTCTCGGCTGATTTATCTTTGCCCGCTTCTGACCGCACTACATATTCCCATGGCGGGTCAATGTATAATATGCCGTAAGTTAAATCCTCACCTTTGTCTTGATGCTTTCTATTTTCAGCAATTGTTGCGCGACTAAAAGCAGTTTGCTTTTCGCGATGCTTTAAACTCCGCGCATGTTCCTTGGCAATTTGTTCTGGTTTATCAGAATCAAGTATCTGTTGAATAATTTCAATTGGTAATAATCTGATTTCATCGGCAGCGCCTAGTTTAAGTATTCCACTATTAACTGCATCAATTAAATTTGGTCGTTTACAATCCAATATAGCAATTGCACGTTCAACAGAACGAAAACCAATATTGAATATTTCAGCCGCAGCCTTATCAGATTTTTG